GGTAGCCCTAGATTTCATGCTACCCTTTTTTGAGTAATTCAAGATGCTTAAATATACTGCTTATGCAGCATATTTTATTTTCTACTTTAAAAAATTCTCAGCCACTCATCTCCTATTAACTCCCATGTTGTAGGATTAAGAGCATAATCTTTAGAATTAAACAGTTCCTTATATCTTTCCTGCATTAATTCTTTTGTAGGAAAGAACTCTTCTTTCCTTAGATTTCCTTTATTGGAACCTGTTTTGAAATAGATTCTAAGTTTGTATCTCATGTTAGTCCTCCCTTGCATACTGAGCAAATTGTTTAAGCCCACCTGCATAGTGTGCATCTACAATTTCATCATCGTAGACAATCTCGGTTCCGTTGGAGTTCATGATACATGAAGCAAGATCATTAATAGACCAACCGTCTTCTGCATCAGCGTACCAAGAGAACTGATTTCCGTTGGCACATGTCATAGTTACGAGGTCCGTGTCTTTATCTACTTCATGGATTTCAGTTACTATACCTGTCAGAGGATATAGGTCTTTGCATTCTCCATCTGTTGTTGGAGCTGCTGATACAGGTGTTGCTATCATCATAGTTGTTAATACTACTGCTAATAATTTCTTCATGATTTTTATTTCCTTTCTTATATATCTTATATAACTACTATAAATTTATAGATATCTACATACTGGTCTAACTGATATACCGGTGCCTTATCAAAGATAGGCAACAGTCTATCAATAATACCTTGGTATTGCTTTGTGAGTTCTGCTAAGATAGCTTCATACACTACGTTTGACAACTCACAGAATTTCAAAGTCATAATCTCTTGGATAGTGTAAACATTATTCATAACAGAACTCCTCCTTTAGATAAAATTCACTATCTCTCTTGCAAGATAGGAATACATAACAGACACAGATATCTTGTGCCAATTTCCATTCTGAAACATTAACACAGGAATATTCATAGGATCTTTAGGTCTCTCTGTGCAGATAAACTGGAGACCGTTGCCTCTAATAAATAAGGCTCCTTTAGGTACTGTACAACCCAAAAGAGCCTCTTTCCGTTGTAGTCGAACGGTTGTATATTTATATGTCATAGCTAATTCCTCCAATAAAAAAGACATCTCTTACGAGATGTCTTTAGTCAGCACAAAGCACACCTATTTTAGACCATGAAGCTGGTCCTCTGTCTGCTATTGTGCATAGATCTGGATGAAATTCATACGGCATGAAGATATTATCAATCCAATTATTTGCCGCATTTTCATCTATAAAGTAGGTTTCCGTTGTATATTCAACGGTAGTATAAGGGATTCTGTGTAATATACTAACGTAATACATATATCACTCTCCTTTCAAGATTTCCCTTGTGCTAATTTGAGTTCCATCTGGAAAATCAAAGGAACAGTTGAACTCTGCCCCCATACAGTGAGCTATTTTACATAGCTCATCCAGAGTAAATTTCCCTCTCTGGATTCTCTGACATATAGTTGGCTGCGTTACACCCATCTTACGTCCTAATTCTGTCTTGGACATATTTGCTTTGGCTAATGCCGGTTCTATAATTCTCTGCATATGTTAACCTCCTACAGAGATTATAGATTATTGGCATAGTTTAGACAAGAGCAAATTTGCCTGATTCTGCATTGTAGAAATAACCTACATCATTATATTTCCTTTGTGTAAGCCTCTTAAATCTATCCAAAGACATATATTCTTGAGCAATAATAACTACTCTGTTTTCGGTGCTACAAGCTACATAATAACTACCGCCTATGATCATACTCAAGCGTTCCATTGCTCCATTGTAGAATAAACAGATTGCTCCATTCGGGAATTTCGTCATCACAGTCCACCAATTTGGATTTATATCTATAGGTTCCGTTGTGTAAAAACCTTCATCTTCATAATCCAAATCGGTAGTCTTAACTACCATACATTGTGCTAAACTGCATAAAATTCCTGGATATTGTTTCTCTAACTTATCAAGATAGATTGATTTTCTATCCTCTGGTGTTTCAAAACTGTCGTTTCCTGACAGCTCTTTATATAATACTTCTAATCTCATGCTGGCGCTACTTCCTTTCCAAATAATATGTTTCGCTTGCGTAGTGGACAAGTGCTCCCTCTGAGCCAACTTCTATTTCCGCAGGTAAACAGTCAACTTCGCTGACAACTGCTGATTTAATATAATCATCAGCTGCCTTGGATGTTCCGTTGTTAGACACAACGCAAGATACTGTATCTCCGACAGAAAAGCCTTTTCCTTTGTAGCTCCACGTTTGTTTATCAGGAGACACAATAGATACAGAGCGTCCAGAAATAAAATAGACAGTGCCCGTCATTGGACGAGTGCTGTCTTCACTTGCTCCTGTAGGCTTTACTACAGCCAATAAAAAAAGGAGTGCTATTAACACTCCTATCAATGAAGGGATTACTACTTCCTTGATTAATTTTTGCTTTACTTTGTCTGCCTTGTTCATAATGATTTCCTCCTAGCTGCAATTTCAGCAGAACGTTTTTCATACATTTCTTTGCTGATTGTCTTTTTAGTCCAGTACGCGTTGCGAACTTCTTCCCAGATACAGGAAAGTTCGAAACTTGATTTCGCTTGTGCGATTCTGGTTTTATAATTCTGCACGATTACCCTCCTTATGCGAAAGTTGTGAACTTGTCACAACGCATTCTCTTCTGGTCTGGTGCTACACGCTCAAATCCTTCTACAGGTGTCATAGCTGCTACTTCTCCAGGGTATGCCTGTGCAGCTATAATACTACCGACAATCACAAGGGTTCCATTGGAGAACTGTCTGTTGTAAACAGACTTGATTCTCTCTATTGTTTCTTTACCTTCTTCTGTTCCTACGAACTCTGTCCGGACAAACAGATTAGAGACTTTCCGCTCTTCTGCCTTGGCATTGATCAGTACAGAAGTAGGTACAGTGATTAGTGTACCATCCATGTCCTGTATTGTTACAGGATGTGGAGTTGTGTTCACTACTACTACGTTGTTGCTGAATGCTACGAAGTTGATTCCTTCCAGTTCCTTTGTTGTTTTCTTTAAGTTAATCATGATATTTTCCTCCTAAAAATTTCCTTCTATGATGTCCATGTCCACATAATCTACTACTTCGCTTGTGAACATGTCGACACTAAGGTCATAATAGTTCCCCTGTACATGGACTATCAGACTTGTTCTGTGTTTCTGTTTTCTTACAGAATCCTTCCATAAGAGAGACAGTTCGCTTGTGGATGGGAAGAAGATGCTTGCTGTACTATGTTCATATAGTTCTGAATGTCTCAGAACTAATACAACAGCTTCCTTTTCCTTTGCTGACAGAGATTTGTACAGTTCAGGAAAAAAGCTATAGTCATATTCATCAAAGAACTCTTTCAGTTTTTCCTTAGCTGAATTGATAGCTTTTCTGTATTTTGCTTTGCCTTCCAGAATTTCAAAGCAAGGACTGCCGTTGTGTTCAACCCATGCTTCATAGTCAGCAATATACTGGCAGAATGCTTCTGGAGTATAAGAGAAGCCAAATTTATTGAGTACATCGGTCCAATAAATTCCATTGTAAATGTAGAGTTCTCTGCCTAAAACGGAAATAATTTCTACTGATGTGGTTTCGTGTGATATAATCCGGTTAAAAATAGTCGCTTTCTTCATTGTATTTTCCTCCTGCCTTTTAGAGTGGCATAACCTCTGAATTTAAAACCAGATGGAGGGATTGCACCTCCATTGCCGCTTTTAAAGCGTCTGCATATGTTTTAATCTGCATAATTTTTCTCTTTAATCTACAACATAGACTTTCCCTGGTCTGCATTTAATTTGTTTAACTTTCATACCGTCACGCCGTTTCGCTTCTGGAGTGTCTGTGTACCCTTCAAAAGCATTGAAACCTGCTGGTGGCATTCTATGACCAGTTTCGTATTTAACAGGCAATCCATGCCCAAAGACAGGTTTAGAATCTTCTTCCCATGAAATATCATAACCCTGTCCATCTACACGCGCCTGACTATAGCATCCACTACGTGAGCCATACATAGGCTGCGGATGTTTTTTAACCTGTGGAACTATAGAAGCTATAGCTCTAGTATCTCTACGACACGGTATAGATTTTTCGTGAATATAATCTTTAGTCCGCATGAAAGCTACAATATACCGCTTGATAGATGGGTAATCTTCGGTCGTGCCGACTGTCCATCTATAGCCATTCCAAATTTTCAGTGGAAAGTCTTTAGTCTTAGTGACCTTAGACTTTTTATCTAAAATAGTATGTATGTAACCAAAGCTAGTACATACATAGAGTACGCCATTGACATTCCCAAAGAGGGAATATTTAGGTAAAACATACCCGTGAAAGTTAGTGCCGAAGCCTTTAACCTGTGAACATGGTTTCATAGTTTTTTCCTCCCATCATGTTGATATTCCTACCTATGACCGAAGTCATAGGCAGAGTATATCTGCACGATTATGCCATGCGTGTCTCCATAGATTCTTCTGCTGAAACTTTAACAGAGTCCTCTACTGGAATACCTAAGTATTCAAGGCAAGAAAGAATCAGCTGTCTCTGTGCTTCTACTTCTTTGCCGTAGGAACGTTTTAAGCCCTTAGAACTTGCTGAAAGTGAACCCCAGATAAAAGAGCACACATTGTTAGCTACCCATGCAGGTGTAGCGCCTAAAGTGAAGTTCTTGTATGTAGAATCTTCACCGTCAGATGTAGTGTTGAATACAGGTGCAATGACCTGTTTACAGAGGTCTTTGACCTCTTTGAAGGCTTTCTGGCGGTCAGCATCAAATGACTCTGTATCATTGTATGTAGCCTGATAATCTTTAGCATAGATGTAGAGTGAGTGCATACCTGTCAGTGTGAATGTGCCACCTGTTTTAAAGTAAGCCCATACATAAATACTAGCAATGCGATTATTTGTTGGTTTAGGGCAGAAATTATCTTCTGAATACCGCTCAACCAGTTCACTCTTGAATGTATCAAGAGCCTCTTTAGCTGTCTCAACTTTAGCATCAAGGTCAGCTTTTTTAACTTTAGAAACTTCACCTTTTTCAAGGGCTTTAGTTCTTGATGCTACAGCTTTGCCGTATTTATCTGACAACTGTAAATAGTGCTGTCTGTCATACTCAAGTTGAATATCAGTACCAAACCGCTCAACATTGACAACCTGTTTTGGTGCTACTAATTCTTTCTCAGTGTTTCCTGCAATGTAAATTTTAAAGTTTTTCATAGTATTATCCTCCTGAATTATAATCCTGTTTATCTCTTAAAAAAATATATAGTTAGTCCGTAGACTGTTGATGTGCATATGAAGATAGTTTCGCACTCTTACTCTTTACCGAAGTAAAGTTCCTGTATAATCCCATCAAGGTGAAAATACAAGCGTGGCAAGCTACCCATCAAGGTGTAGACGTGCTAACTATACAATTTTCAAAGAGCGTACTCTTGCATCATGCAAGGCTATGTGGTATAATAGTTATGAACTGTTTAGGGTTAGGGGGCAAAGCCCCCTATGATTCAAGGTATTCTCTATAGTCACGGTATGATGCAAAAAGCATATACCGCTGGATAGAGTCCACCCATCCCATGTAACCTTGCGGAACGTCGAAGCCCTTTAAGGTCATGGTATCACCTCCTATTCAGTTGTGCATCCCCTGTCGTCAGCAGGGGATTTTTTAGTTGTTCAACAGGTTTTCCCTGTCGGTGATTGTACTATACCATAGGCGTTTGCCTATGGTATAGTACTTTTTTGAAAAAAGTTTTATTTGCTAGTTTACAAGTTACTGTGATGTTTCATCTCTTACACTAGGGAATCCCACTTCCTAGGAAGCATCTTCCCACCGACTAGGGCTTGTTGCTCTTCCCTGTCGACACGTTTATACTACTACGGATTACATAGAATGTCAACACTTTTTTGAAAATATTTTTATTTACACGTTTACGAAAGCCTGCAAACCCGCATAAATACAGGCTTTTTGGCATGAAAAAAAGTTTTTTCGTGAAAAATTACTTCCTATTAAAGCGAAAAATAAAGGTTGTCCAGATCATATTGTCTGCATACAGAGTGTAATATGTATTACACAGTGTATAAATATACAGTATGTCGGACGTATGACAAGACGTGATTATATACAGATTGTAAGACGTATTAGCGAAAGTAGTATAGATGAACTATACAAAGTAATACGTCTTATAAAAGATAATGTGTCAGATAATATATATAATTTATTCAATTATGTCTGCAATTCGTGATTTAATGAAAGTTGCACGTGCAATTTTGTTAGTGTCACAATAGCTTTGTAATTTTTCATATTGTGAGTTAGATAATCTGATAGTTATGTTTTTTGTATTGTTTTTATTCCACTCTTCCGCATATTTCTTGTTATATTCATAATTTGACATAAATTATAGCCTCTTTTCTATTCAATTTGTTGAGTTGTATATATAATTAAACTTCTAGCAAGAATTGTCAGATAACTTACTGCAAGAGAAAACAATTGTCTGAAACATTAAGTTTTAAAGCAAAATTGCATTGACAATCTTAAAAACACTATGGCTTGAGCAGAGAAACCAGACACAATTCAATACAATTCGTTATATTGACTGAATATTCTGATTACTTTTGTAATGTAAAATTCTGTAGCATTATCACTGCAAAATTTTTCAATTGTAAAATTTCAATACTGTAAAATTTTGCTACGGTACGGATGTATAACACTGATTTATTAAAGTATACTAGGGCTATCCACTTTAGCGCTTTAAAGCCTTAAAAACGGGGCGTTTGTAAAACGATACATCTTACCATTGCACAATTCATAGCATTCCTACTACTTCAGTCAGAAACAACCAAAATCAGCCCAAACTGTTCATATCTGCCCACTAAAGGTTTGAAAATAAGCATTTTCGCACGTTTTAAACCGGGGGGTACTTATGCCCTGAGAGCCGCAAAAATGCAGTGTTTCCGGGGGATGCAGAGCTTTTTTGACACCAAGTTCAGATTTCGGATCCATGTTCCCAGTTTCTCCGATCATTACATCTCTCTCACTCAATTTCCAGATCAGAGTTTCTTCCTTATTATATATGTTTTCCTGATTCACCTGTTTTTATTTTTCTAAACAAGTTTGTAAAATTCTGTTGACATTTTTCGTAGTCAGTGCTATAATACACTTATCCCGAAAGGGATAGAAATCACAGGAGGCACATATGAACGACATTACTTTTATTGGAGTCAATCTTACTCAAGAACTCCAGAAACAACTTGATTCTCACAAATCAGCCATTCTATCTACTGCACCTCCAGATGCAGTAAAAGGCTACAATCTAGGTGTACAAAACACTCTTCTACTCTTAGATTCACTTCTCTCATCTTTCGAACCCAACGAGTTCCTGATCAATACTACAGATTCCCACTTAACTGAGTATGACTATGATGAGCTTGAAGCTTTAACCCGTAAACAAGTTTATAAATCATAAGGAGTATTTTATATGAAGACTTTTACTAATACCCACACATTACTATACCACACTAATGATTCAATTTCAATCCCTCTCAGATACTCTATCATTGAAGGCACCACATGGTTCATCGGTAAAGATGTTGCAGCTATCTGTGGTTACAAAGACACCTGGCGAGCTATAAAATACCATGTTTCACCTGAAAATACCGATCATACTATTTTTAATTCCCGTAAACTTATCATCATTAACTACGCAGGTTTCAAAGAAATAGATCCTACCGAAGAACATCTAAACTGGTTTATAAATCATCTTTCAGAAGCGTCTACGCCAACAGAAGCCCCAACAGTGTTCAATCATCCAGAATTTGGTGAGCTGAGAACTGTTGAAATCTCAGGGGAACCATGGTTCGTAGGTAAGGATGTAGCTGTAGCATTGGGATATTCAGATACCACACAAGCTATTAGAAAGAATATTTCTGATGAAGATAAGATGACCCGTCCCGGAGACGCCCCATCTATTATAGACAGTTTTGGAAGAACTCAACATCCCGTTTGGATCAACGAATCCGGTCTCTACTCCCTTATTCTCAGCAGTAAGCTTCCATCAGCAAAAGAGTTCAAGCATTGGGTTACTTCAGAAGTACTTCCCTCCATTCGTAAGACAGGGGGCTACGTTAACCCATCACAGTCCGACCTTTTCCTAGACACCTATCTCCCATTTGCGGATCAGAACACTCGACTTCTTTTTAAAACTACTCTTGATACTATCCAGCAACAGAACAATACAATTCAGCAGCAGAATCACACTATTTCACATCAGGAAGACATCATTCGTAATCTTACATCAGACATTCCATTAGCAGATAAACGTCAGATCCTCAATAGAATTGTACGCTTCGGAGGAAGTCCTCATACACGTTGGCCATTCCTCTACAGAGAGTTCGACAATAAGTTTCATATGAATACTAAAGTACAGCTTGAACATTACAATGAGACACATAAGCCTAAGTTGCAGAATCGTTTAGATTACATAGAGCACATTGGAATGTTTAATGATCTAGCTGAGATTGCATGTGTAATCTTCGGTCCAGACATCGAAAAGCTGTCTGCTCAGTATTATGAAATATGCAAGTAAATTTTGATTCTACAGTGAGAGGCTTACAACTTTACAGTGAGCCTCTTACAAAAGAAATTTGATCCATATACTCAAATAAAACCATTATATAGGGGGTAAGAAAGTTGATTGACACCACAAAAATTTTACCAGGCCAAGAATTTAAAAATATGCAGGAACTGTCAGTAGCTCTTACTGGTCAGAAGATGCCTGCCGGAAACAGATATGTTGTCAGAGTCAATGAAATGAAGAAGTATCTTTCATGGGATAAGATTCCTGGAAGCAACAGAATTATTATTACTGATGTTCATGCTAAACAAGAAAATAAATATATTCCAAGAGGTAGATATAATTCACAGATTTTGTCCAATATGAAATATTTAGAATTAAATAAAAAATATACTATCTATGATTTATACGAATTGCTCGGTATGACAAGTGAACGTTTTACTAAACCTAAGTATTTTTTAGATAGCGTGAACAATACAAAGTTGTCTTTGTCTACTTATAGGTACTTCTATAAAAAGTTAAATGCTACTCTCACACAAATGTTATATATTAACTTAAATATATTCGCTGAAAAAGGATGCATCTCTTACTATAGAGATTATTCATATGAGTTTGAAAAAGGTTATAAACCTGTAGATATACCAAAAGGTTATATGGAAAGTGTTAAACAAGAAGCTTTGGCACAATTTTCTTATGATAATGAATGGTCTGTAATTCATAGCTCCAAGAGTCAGGAATACAAGGATTATATTTTAAAGAAATTGTCGCCTTATCATGTTAAACATTTCAATAGATGTTTTGTTTTTACTGATATAAAAGAATTCATTCAATTGCCTGAGGCCAATAAAACAGCAATGAATAAGTTAATTTTGGAAAAGTTAACCAATTATAGCCATCATTTTGAACCATGTAATCAGAAAAAAATTCAATCCATTATTTTTTCCACTGTTCCCCTTCAATAGAGCGAAAGGCGAAGCCTGAGGTCTGAACACATGAAAGTTTTTTCAGCGCTACTTTCTACACTCGGCGGTTAAGCGCCTCGCCTAAAGCAGCTGCTTCTGAAAAAATTTTGCGTTCAGACGTTGATTGTTTTTGTTGGTGAAAAGTTTTCCATCGAACATAATATAATTAATATGTTTTTATTTAATTACTATATCTCAAGTAGAAAAAATGGTTTTCTTGAAAAAGGACTGAGCGAAGCGAAGAACTTTTGAAACCGTTATCTACGTTAAAAAAGAAAGGAATGATTACAATAGCAAAGCAGAAAAAATGTAAAAGATACTTATTCAAGCTCCACAGTGAACGTCTTCGCAGATCACGCTGGAAGCTAGAATATCCATTAGAGGAAGCTCTAAACACAGAAGACATTATTTCTCTGTCTGATAGCCAGATTCTCAGATTCATTGATGAACTCAACGGAGACACCAGTGAAGCCAGAGAAGAAGAAGCTTCTTATATAAAGAAAGAAATCAAGCGTCTCAAAAAATCTGATTCTTCTAAGAAAGATACTCTCATAGCAAATCTCTATAAAAGATTCTATAATCTTCAATTTGTTCCAGATTACATGTGTCTGATCATTGATAAAATGTCTGATTATAACAGAGCCAATAAAGGCTTTTCTATCAATGGAATAAAATATCACAGACTCCTAGGCACCAACGGGGGTGTAAAGAATTCTACTATTGTTTATGTCTCTGAAAGACTATATCCCCAGCTCTATGAGCGTCTCTGTTGCGGCAGGAACCTAGAACAAAAATTTGTGCCAGCTAAACTTGAAGCGTACCAAGCACTGATCTGTTCCGGTAGTATTCCAGTAAGTATGCCGAAAGGGATCATAGTCGTTCCTGATTGTATCACTCATTTCACAGAAGACATTATTCGTGTAGATGACTCTCAGTCTGATGAACCAATAGTAGAGTTCCTCAAGGATCAAGAAATAGAGCTTACGGAATCAGACGGTTACGGAATCATGCTTCCATCACTCTCTTACCGTTGGGCAAGAGAACTTGACGAAGAAGAAGATTTTTTATCTGGCTGTAATCTCAGAGGACTCCCATGGACAAAGGGCATGGTTTTCACAATGGATTATTTAGCTTTTGGGGAATCTATAGCGAAAAACTTCTATATAAAAGATGCCTGGGGAGATATGAGAGATATCAGAGAGTCTGAACTGATTATTACTACTTCTATGCTTAAATTATGGGATTCCTACTCTTCTTTCGAAGATTACTGGTCCAATGTAAAAAAATATCATTATCAGATATCTATAGCCAAGACTGCTCCTGCAAGACTTGATGAGTACAGAAGCACAAATTACCAGTTCTTGCAGAATTACCACCTTACACCGGAAGAAGTAACTGAATTGGTCCGTCCCACAGTAGAAGAAATTCAAGAAATCCTTGGATTAGACTACAGGAAGTCACTCCTATTTCTGAGAGGAACAAATCTTACAGAAGATTCCTATATTGATGAAGAGCCATATATCAACGCTCTCATGATTGAGCCACAGATGATTCATGATCCTTACATCAGAGACAGAATTTACAATATGATAAAGAAAAAAATCAGACAGGCCAAGATTGGTGTACTCAAAGTGAGGGGTAACTTTGCCATCATTGGAGGGGATCCGTATAGCTTGATGCAGAGTATCTTTGGTTTACCGGTCACAGGATTGCTCCACGCTGGGGAATGCTGGCATAAACATTGGCTTGATCGAGGAGTCAGCGAGGTCTGCTGCTTCAGAGCACCTATGACAAGCAAATACAATGTGCGTAAGCTTAAGATAGTAGGGACTCCTGATATGACTTATTGGTATAGATATATAAACACATGTATGTTGTTAAACTCATGGGATAGTACTAAGGAAGCTCTTAATGGAGCTGATTGTGATAAAACTCTGTCACCTTATACAGCGATGTATATGTAAAACTCGGTGAACTTACAAATGTAAGGTGTCCGGAAGTACCGGGCTAACAGTGGAACTCTTATTGGAAAAATAGATTATAAAAAAGAAGGTGAGAACAATAGAAGAAAGAATTTTAAATGTAAAAGGTATTGATTACATAGTTCGTGAAGATGGAAAAATATTTAGTACTCATAATCGTGGTAGAGCGAAATATCATCAGGAAATAAAACAACGTATGAATTCAGATGGGTACATGTGTATTACTGTCGGTAAAACAGGAAACAGAACAGTTGCCAGTGTTCATAGATTAGTAGCAAAAGCATTTATCCCTAATCCTTTAAATTTACCGGAAGTAAATCATAAAGATTACAATCGCACAAACAACAGTGTAGATAACTTAGAATGGTGTTCACATAAAGAAAATATTGACTATACTCTCGCTGCTGGCAGACATGCTTCGCAGACGTTAGATTATAGTGGCAAGAAAAATCCCAACTACGGAAACACCACACTCAGTCAGAAGTACAAAGCTGATCCTGCATATTCAAAAGAAAAACAATCTCGTCCCGGAGGACAGAATGGAAGAGCTATTCCAGTATGTTTGTTAGATAAAGACAAAAATGTAATAGCAACTTTTCCATACATGCAGTTATGCGCAGAATATGTGTTGAAACAACTGCACTCTTCTTCATCTCCGGCAGGTCTAGCAGGAAGAATCCCATATTATATAGAAACAGGTAACATATATAAACACACATACTATTTTTCCAAAGACAATACTGTGCTAAGTCTCAATAATGAGAAAAGTTCAACGACTATCGAAAGCATAGCTTAAGAGAAATACTTAAGTAAAGAAGCAAGTAGAGTACCTTGTGAGTGGAATCCTCGCAGGGGAAGTGCCGAGCATCTGTATCTTGGTGATAGAGCTACAGATGAAGATATAGTCTAGTCCTTATGGAAACATAAGGTGTTAAGTCGGGAGACTTAATGTTTACTACTAACAATACTATCTTATTAAAACATACAGAAAACCTACCGCCAATCTATTGCATCCAACGTAAAGGAAACAAGGTAGTTCCGACTGAGACAGATATGATACAAGCTAATAAAGGTTCTTTCGGTGATGCGATTGGTCCTATTACTAATGTTATCACTTCACAGATATGCTTACAGGCAAGGTTCCCGAAAGACAGTGAGGAATATAAAGTCTTAGACTACAGGATATTGTGTGGGCAGCTGTTCCAACAGAACTCTATTGATAAAGCTAAAGGAATCATCGCTAAACCTATGCCAAAACATTGGTATGACAATAGCTACAACCGTATAGAAGAAACAGATACACCAGAAGAAATAACTAAGAAGGAATTCAATCAGAGAATTTGTGCAGATAAGAAGCCATATTTCTTCATCTACAACTACCCTACTCTCATGAAGGAATACAAAGACTACATCAAAACATCAGACGCCGTGAGCAGGTCCAGGTTTAACATCCCACTGGAAGAGCTGCTGTCATCACAAGAGTTGACTGAAGAACAGGCAGAGTTTCTCAAATTCTATAAAGAATTCTATCCAGTCAATGCAGAAACCTGTGTAGTCAATGAACTCTGTTGGGAAATTGAGAAAACACTGGCTGATGTAAAAGAAAGTAAGGTACCGTTTGACAGTTCTATTCTGAAGTCAGATGCCACCTACACAAATAAGGATAAGGCTTTTATAAAACGTATCTATGATAAATATAACAAAACTTATGCAAACAGAATGAGCCGCCATAGCTCTGTGTATGAAGATACTTCTTTAACTCCTATTGGAATGACTTTTGAATCAGAGTGTGCAGAATATGTTCCAGACGCAGAAAAGCTTTGTAACATTCTGGTTGATTTGGGATATAACACAAAAAAGGGTAAGACTTTCGTCTGGGAGATGTCCGGAGATACTATTATTGATAACCTTCTTTCTCGGACAGATGGTTATGCGCAGTTTCCTGTAAAGGATCCAGACGGTGATATAGAGTTTTGCGGCGAACACTTCTCAATGAAAAAAGTAAAAATGAAAGGCGAAGAATAATGGATTTAATACTCAATGAAAAACAATATATAGAAAAAATGTTAGAACTCGGTGATTGTAGTCCTAAAGATTTAGGAGCAAACATAGCTCTTCTAACTAGATATATGTATCAGGAAAAGTATACTCAGAAAGAAATTTATAATGGTATAGAAAAATTTGCTTCCAAAGTAGATTCTGATTTTGATATCAATAACTGGTACTCATTTATAGACAAATGTATTGGTAAAGCTAAGAAGAGAGATCTGTTGAGCATTGATTATATACCTATTACGCAGAAAGAGTTAGATACTATCAAGGAAATCAAGAATCCTGCCAGGGAAAGGCTTGCATTCACTCTTTTAGTCATTGCCAAGTTTAACAATCTAAAATCAGAAACCAATAATAACTGGATCAATTATTCTATGGACGTATATTTCAACCTTGCCAGAGTAACTTGTAAAGTAGATGATCGTCCGTACATAATTTATGACTTAAAGGAATTGGGGTTGGTTGAAGTGAGTAAAAAGATAACTCGCTTCAATATAAGAATCACATTTGTTGATAATGAGTCTGATCCGGTGCTTAAAATTACAGATATGCGTGAGTTGGGCTATCAGTATCAGAACTTAGGTCCGAAGTCTAAGATAAAACTGTGTAAACGCTGCGGAAAGCCGTATAAAGTGAAATATTCTAAAGGCGGTTCGCCTTATTGCACCGATTGCCAGAATAAAAGTGCCAAGGATGAAACAAAACTTATTACGTGTGATTGTTGCGGTAAAGAATTTATTGCAGTATCCAAAAATAATCGTTCTGTACTTTGTTCCGAATGTCAAAATATTATTGACTTAGAAAAAACTCGTCAAAGAGTTGCTAAACATAGAGAAAAAAGGCATATGTAACGCTATCAAACTAAACCAATGTCTCCGCAAATGCGCTCTACAGGCGCGTTTGCGAGATTTCGTTGATTGAGTATATATGAAAGGGAAGGTATAAGGATGAAAAACAACAATAGACTTTATTTTGCCAGACAGAAATTTTTAGGAAAATGTCCTGTCTGTGGAAAAACATTGAAAAAAGTAGATGGAGTAAATATCCTCCGCTGTGACAACGCAGTCTGTTCCGGAGTGACTGTGAGAAGAAATGGGGAGTCTTCTCAGGAACCTTACTACAGGATGCTGAATGACAGGGGTATGGAAATCTACGAACATCTATTTAATAAAAAATAAATTATAGAAAGAGTTGATTATTATTAAACCGATTTCTAAGAAAGAAATTGAAAAACTAATGGACAAAGGTATCATTAGAAACACGCACAAAGGTTACATTAACAAAAAAGGATATCATGTAGGATATTATAAGACCTCAGGCAACAACAGATATATTGAGGACTACTATGCTGATAAAGCAAAATCACTGTAAAGGAGTGCCTAACTATTACTAAATTTTATGATACCAATGCTCTCCTGAATCTCCAGGAGGCAGCATTCAAAGAAAGATTCTTCATCTCTGATGAAACTCTTAGAGAAATCGAAAATATCAAAACATCCTCTCGGAAAGATGAGGATATCAAATACAAAGCTAGACATATAGCTCGTCTTTTAGATCAGAATCATGATCAGTATTCCGTAATAAATTATAATTTTGAAATGGAAAAACAGCTGTTAAATTTCGAATTGGATCCAGTCAGACCAGACAACAGGATTGTTTTTAGTGCTTATACTCTATCTAAAGCTCAGGATATTGAATTCATTTCAGATGATTTGTGCTGCAAAAATATTGCAAGAAAAGTCTTTAACCTGCCAGTGTATGGAATCGTAGAGCCTACTAACGAGATATATAAAGGATATAAAGTAATTAAAGGTGATACTAATGCTATCAATCAGGCTATGGCTGAACTAGATTATTCAACTTGGCATATCAATGAATATCTCATTATTGAAAATACCGATGATGGCACCACTAAAGAAATGCGCTATGACGGTCAGGGGTTTGTGGCATTAAAACTGCCATCTTCCAAATTTATTAAAGCAAAAAACTCCTTACAACGTTGTGCATTAGATATTTTGAATAATCCAGATATCACTATTGCGGCTATTCTCGGTGGTTACGGCAGCGGAAAAACTTATCTTTCTATGCAAATGGCACTATACAATGTAAAGGAGAAAGGCAGAAATAGTAAAATCTTAGGTGTACGAGAAGTTTCTGGTGAAGGTAAAGAGATCGGATTCCTTCCAGGCGACATGGAAGATAAAGTTGGGAGATTCTTTGAACCACTCTCTCAGTCTCTTAATGGCGGAGAGTTTGAATTACAGAGTTTGAAAGTATCTGGTGTGTTAGATACTAATGTACCGTTCTTTATGAAAGGTACTACTTATAATGACACTGTTATTCTCTGTGATGAAGCAGAAGATTTATCAGAAAGTCAAATTAAACTTATTGGTACACGACTCGGAGAGAACAGTAAAATTTATCTTGCAGGTGATTATAAACAATCCCTGTTAAGTAAAACGATTAATAATCCTCTCATTAAAATGTGCAATGAGTTTAAAGGAAATGAAAAATTTGGATGTATCTATCTTGGAGAAGATGTGCGATCAGAAACCAGTAAACTCTTCGCTGATCTTTTCGAAAAGGATCACTTCTAAAAATATAAGGATTACAAGGAGAAACATATGGAAGAATTATTTGATTTTCCAATTATGAAAAGTGGAGTAGATGAATTAGTTGCTGATATCATCAAAAGCAACTATGACAATCGTAGATTAATCATTAACGATGAAATCAATAACAATCTATTAGAGTCCATCTGTTTATATATTTTGAAATATAATCAGGAAGATAAAGATGTTCCTGAAGATAAAAGAAAGCCTATTTGGATTATTTTAAATTCAGTAGGTGGAGTCGTAAACTTCGGAATGGGACTCATTGATTGTATTAAACATAGTATCACACCTGTTTATTGCTTAATAATTGGAATGGCTGCAAGTATGGCAAGTTATATTCCAATGGTTTGTGATAAATCATATATCTTTCCTAATAGTACAATTTGTATTCATGATGGACAAACCGGTATTATGCAGACTTCCAGAAAAGCAAATGACATCATGAATTTTTATAATAAATGTGATGAACGATTAGCTGAACTTGTATATGCCAATACCTCTATTACCAAAGATTTTTTAGACGGTATTGCTGATCGAGAATATTATATGTTCCCAGAAGAAGCTAAAGAATTGGGAATTGTTGATACTATTGTTGGCGTTGACTGCCCTATTGATGAAATATTATGAAATATTCCAAAAAGGAATTGATTGCTAAGGTTTCAGAAAAAACAGGCTATCAAGAAGAAAATATAGCTGAAATATATGAAGCTTTAGAAGAAACTGTGTATGATTTACTCCTGTCAGCAAATGAACATAAGGATGTAGAAATTCGACTGTTCACAGGATTTGGTATGTTTAGTAAATTAGTACCAAGTCATGAGAAAAAGATGCCTGACGGAGAAATTAAAACAATAGAACCTACTTTAAAATTCTCTGCACGTTACAGTGCTCGCTGGAGGAAAGATAATATTAAAGAGTACAGAGAAGCTTTAAAATTGTGGGAAAGAGTGAAAGGAAGAAAAGGATGAATGGAGTAGAAATTAAAACAACAACTACTACCCAGATGAAAATCAAGAAGGCTACAATTGATGAACAGGGAGCTGTTTACGTAGATGGCGAGGTAGTTGATCTTATCAATGCACTGAAGAATACATTTGAAGGCTGTATTTTTGATTTAGCTGTCACAGAAAAAACAGAGGTCCCTGTAGAGGACTGATGTTGAGTGTCCTGTGGTATATATTGCATTGAGAATAAAATAAATCACAAAAAGTATGTTGGTCAATCTATTGATATTAAATCACGATGGACTCAGCATAGACATACAAGTTCTTTAGTAAGAGATACATTTCTTTATAGAGCAATGGATAAATACGGTGTTGAGAACTTTGATTTTTATATACTTGAAGAATGCCAACCTGACGAGTTAGATATTAAAGAAATTTATTGGATAGCTACATTAGATACATATAATTATGGGTATAATATGACTCTTGGTGGATCAGGCTTGGTAGGTTACAAAGCTTATAATAGAAACTGTATTCCTAAAAATTTTGGAATGCTTTCTAATGGTGTAGACGAAACTGTACCTATTATAAAGTTAGATACTAACTATGAAGTGTTAGAGTATTATGTAAGCGTACAGGACTGTGCCAGAGCTAATGGCATAGCTTCCACAAACATTTCTAAAACTGCATCAGGGAAAAACAATACATGTCATGGATATATTTTTATGTATTTCAATGACATTAAGGATATGACCACTGATGAAATTATTTCTTATAGATTACATCAAAGAAAGAATTATAAAGATTCTACCCTAAAATCTATAGATCGAATCTCCTCTTCTGGAGAAATTATCAATAATTATGAAAGTATTAGTCAAGCAGCTAAAGAATTAAATTTAGATCCATCTTCTATAAGCAAGGTGTGTAAAGGAAAACTAAAACAAACTCACGGCTATAAATTTAGATATGCCGTAGTAAATAATAAAGAATAAAAGGAGAAATAATTATTATGACAAAAGCAGAAGTTATTACAAAAGTAGCAGAAACAACAGGAATCACAAAGAAAGATACTGGAGCAATGGTTGACGCATTTCTTCAGGTTATCACTAATGAACTGGCAAGCGGAGGAAAAGTAGCATTCACAGGATTCGGTTCTTTCTCAGTTGTTGAAAGAGCTGCTAGAGAGTGTCGTAATCCGCAGACGGGAGAAACTATGATGACAGAAGCTCATCTTGCACCTAAATTCAAAGCCGGAAAAGCATTAAAAGATGCAGTGAAATAAATATTAAATTGCTGACCTGGTGAATTCCAGGTTGGCGATTTGTCCGGTTAGTCTAGCGGTTAAGACACTGCGCTTTCAATGCAGTAACATGGGTTCAATTCCCGTACCGGATGTTTGTATATTTGAGAGTTGTGGGTAATCTCAAATGTCATTTTCCGTATAGTTGTTTCTTTGGGGAGAACTGGAACTCCCCCCTCCTATTCTGCAAAGTAAATTCACAAGGTGTGGAACCGACCTGCTAAGTCGTGTGATCCGACAGGATTGAGTTTCGATTACTCTGCTTTGCGTTACAAGATATGTAGATTACAGCCCACCTCCTGTGGGAATTCGTAGGTGAAAATCCTACCATGTAACTCTTGGTTATGTGATTGTAGCATATCATGAATATAAAGATAACCGGATTGATTCCGGTTGAAAGGCAGGACTACTCTCCTGCCTTTTACTTATAATTAGGAAATGGCTGCGGAGCGGCCTAACAATCTGGAAAGACAGATTAATGTTGCGTGTCCGGTAGGTCGAGGGTGCAGTCTTGAAAACTGTCTGGGTGTAAAAGCCTCTGGGGTTCGAATCCCTAACGCAACGTCCGGGAGAACGGTAGAGATGGAGATCTACGGCGGTCTGTAAAACCGTTGCAATTGCTTTGAGTGTTCGAATCACTCTTCTCCCATGAGGTTGACAAATTAAATCAAAATTCCATAAAACAAGTAGATAAGTTTTACTATGAGATGTGTATACGCATGGATTAGGTTTATTAGAAGGTTTTGTCTCTGATTGCAACAGATAATGAGCCTTTTGAGTCTACAAATACCGCAGGTTACGTAGGATCGGTTCCTCGGAGCTTTCATAGGGCTTGTAGATGGGTTCAACTCCCATACCTGCTATTACTAAGATACTTCGGTATCTTTTTTAATTGGATAAAAAGGAGGTGCTCTAGTGGCACAAGAAGTTGAAAAAAAGCCTGTACCAAGGGCAAAACCTAAAGCACCTGCTCAAAAAGTTATTGATCGTGCTATTGATGAAGCTCTCTATGAAGTAGGGCGTACTAAATTTACATGTAATATGTGTGGAAAGCTGAAAGATGCTTCCGACTTTTATAAAAGTACAGATCCTCTATGTACTACTGGTGTGACAAGAATATGTAAAATGTGTGCAGCAAAGTTGGCATATTCTGAAGATTTAAAAGGCAATAAGAAAGCCCCTGATGAACAGAGTGTCCAGTTAGCGCTCAGATATTTAGACAAACCTTTCTTTCAAAAGCTTTATGATGAATCTATTCTTGAAGCTGCTAACACTATGTCTGGTCGGCCCAAAAATAATACCTGGACTAGTTATATAAAAAATATATCTATGCCACAATATAATACATTAACTTGGAAAGATGGTGATTGTGGCAATAGTTCTACTCTTCTACCGTCTATTGGGTCTGTAGATAACTCTGATGAAGTAAAAAAAATGTATAAAACCAATAAAAGAACTGTTATTTCAGCTCTTGGTTATGATCCATTCGAATCTGCTGCTGATGCAGATAAACCATTAATGTATGGAAAATTAGTAGGTTTCCTCGATGAAAGTACGCAAGACGATGAATTGAAGTTAGGTGCCTGTGTAGAGATTGTACATAGTCTTAACCAATCTGAAAAAATCAATACTGTAATTAATGCTCTGCAGAAAACTCCAGAATCTATTATAAAAAATTCTGCTACTATCAAAGCTCTTGAAGCCACTAAAAAAGACATTATGAAAACTACTCTTGATTTGGCTCGTGATAATGGAATTAGTATTAAGCATAGCAATCATAATACTAAAGGTGCTAATACCTGGACCGGGAAAGTAAAAGAGCTTAAGGAAATGAAGCTTCGTGAACAGGAAGTAAATGCTTTTGATATAGGAACTTCTCAAGGTATGCTTCAGGTTGCGGAAGCCAGTACTGCTGCAATTATGAAACAGTTGGCTTTAGATGAAAATGACTATACTGAAATGATATCAGCCCAACGTCAGAAGGTGTTGGAATTAGAAAATAAATGTGATGCTGCGGTTGAAGAAGCACGTATTCTTCGTAGAGAGAACGATGATCTAAAAAATTTCCTTAGAGATAAGAAATTGATTGATGAAAATGATGAGGTGATTGTGGAATGAAACAGACTGATTCTGGTATATGGGTTCCAGATACACCTACTATTTTTGTTAAGCCTACAGAAGAAATCATTTCTCAACGAAAAATGGAAGGAATGCAGAAACTTTCTGAAATTAAACAATGGGGATTAAGAAATCCAACCAAATTTATGGAAAGATTCATAGGCGTTGACCTTCTTGATGTGCAGACCTATACATTTATGAATTCTTGGGATAAGATGTATGCTCTATGGTTATGTACCAGAAATTATGGAAAATCGACATTGCTTGCATTATATTACATGACAAGAGGTATGCTTCTTAATAATTGTAGATGTTATATATGCGCTGGCACCAGTGACCAGTCCATAGAAACTTTTGAAAAGATTGTATCTATCGCTAAAAATGAAATTGAGTCATTTACTGGATTAACTGATGTATTTAGGAATGAAGTTGTCATTAATATGACCAATAATGATGGTTTTATAAGAAATCCTGCAGGTTTTACTTATAGATTGTATAATGGTAGCTTCGTTAAAACACTTAACAGTAACGTCAACGCGAAAAGAGGAAAACGTGCGGAAGCAGTTTGTTTTGATGAATCTGGTTTCCTGGACGAAGAAGTATTTCAGGTTATTGAACCATATACAGCTCAGGATAAGAACTTTAAAATGGGTGGAAGTGTAAATGTAACTACTCTTCCTAAAGAATTGCCTAACCAATTACTCTACACTTCAAGTGCCAGCACGACTGATTCTTACTTTTATAAAAAGTATAAAGAATACAGTAAAGCTATGATCTGGGGTTCCAAAGATCATTTTGTAGCAGATATCAACTGTGAGATTATGTTTAATGCTACATATAGAGGTAAGATTTATCCAGCATCTCTGTTAACCAAAGAAAAGGTTGACAATGCAATGCGTGAAAATAAAGAAAAAGCTCTTCGTGAGTATTACAATATATTCACTTCTGATGGCGGTGCAGATGCCATCTTCAAACGTTCTATGATAGTAAAAAATTCTACTATCCGTCCCCCAATTATGTTTAATGATACAAAAGACAGACTTTTTGCCTTAGCATATGATCCAGCTAGATCTATGGATAACTCTTTTGTCCTTGTTGGAGAATATTATAAAGATTCTTCAGACAATTGGAAAATGCGTATTGCTAATGGTATTAATTTTATGGATCTTAGTAAAAAGAATAAAACTCCTATGCGTACGCCTGAACAGGTCAAGAAACTGAAACAACTGATCCTTGACTATAACGGTGATGGAGTCGATGACTATACAAACATAAGTAATATCTTTATAGATGCTGGTTCTGGTGGTGCCGGTGTTAATATTGCAGATTATCTTATGGAAGATTGGTATGAAGAAGGACATGAAGGTGAACAGAAATATTTACATAGAGGTCTTATAGATAAAGAACAGTCGTCTGATTATGTCAAAAAATTTCCTAATGCTGTAGATAAAATTAAATTATTACCGCCTACTATGTATAAATCTATTATCTATGAAGCTGCTATTGAAATGATGAGACTTGATCTCATAGATTTCACTGCTGAGTATGATAATAAAGGATATTTAACAATGCTAGATATAGACGAAAAAGAAATGACAAAAGCAAAAAAAGATTTAATTGCTAAGTATAAAGATAAATCTATGTCTAAAGGTGAATTAGATCGTTTAGTTGAAGAAGAACTTCAAGAAAGAAATTTGGCCTCAACTAAAATTTATAAACTATCTCCTGATGAGGAACTTGGTCTAGTACAGATCGACTCGCTAAAGGAGGAAATGGTTAATATGGTACGAAAGAAACGAGAATCTGGTAAAGATGGCTTTGAACTGTCTACAGAGAAGCAAAACAAATTGCATGATGATCGTTCGTATTGTTTCTCAATGCTTTGTTATGGACTCTCAGAACTTCGTAGAGAACATATTAAAAATAAGAAACGTCCCAAAAAAGAAAATATAGCTGCTGCTATGCCTATTCGTAAAGGCGTAGTAAGAAAAATGTTTAGTTAGGAGGTGAGACATTGGCTATTAAAGAGGAAAAAACAACTCAAGAGATAAAAAATTATGCTCTTAAACAACAGGCATTACAAGAAAAATTCGCTCAAGTAAAGCAAGCCGTACAGCTTATTGATTTAACTAAAACAGAAACAAGAACATTTACTGTATTTAGTAAAGATAAATTACGTCAATATATGCAAAACCCTAAAACCAATGAATCTAACCTTCGTAATTTGAGCAGATTCTTATATAGAGTTTCTCATAATTACAGAAGACTTATCTCCTATCAGGCAGAAATGGTAGATTTAACAGCTCTTAATGTTGTACCTCAGATAGATTTTACTGAGGATACGCATGACGATGAAAAAATAAAGACTAGTTATTTTAATACTTTAGTACAACTTGATAAGATGAATATGCAGTCAGAGATTTTAAAATGTCTATTGATTGCATGGCGTGAAGACACATTTTATGGTTATACATATGAAGATGATTCTGGATTCTTCATTTACCCTCTTGATGGAGATTATTGTAAAGTATCTTCTGTCAATTATGATGGCACTCTTAATTGTGCCTTTGATTTCAGTTATTTCAGAAGTCATACTGCCGACTTAGAATACTGGGATTCTGAATTTAATTCTAAATACAATTCCTTTCAAAGTGACAATACTCTTCGTTGGCAAGAGTTGGATCCAGAAAGAACTTTTGTAATTAAAGTTAACATTGATGATCCAACACTTAACATGCCACCTCTTTCTGGTTTGTTCGAACCACTTATTGATCTTATTGATCTCCAAAGTATTCAGTCGGTAAAAGATGACTTATCAATCTATAAACTTCTGGTTGCAAGATTAGAAACACTTACTAACTCTGACGAACCAGATGATTTCTCAGTAGATATTGATACAGCCATTGAATATTATAATAGACTAGTTGAATCTCTTCCAGATTGTGTATCTGCAGCTATCTCCCCTCTTAAAATTGAACCTATAGAGTTTCAAGGTGACCAGACTCAAGATGTTAATAGAATTGCTACTGCTACTTCGAATTTATTTAAAAATTCTGGTGGTGCACAGATTCTTGATAATGACAAAGTCTCAGGTACGACAGCTTTTACTGCTGCTATTCTTTGTGACACAATGATGGCTATTAAAACTGTTCTTCCACAAATAGAAGAACGAGTTAATAGATATCTTACTTTTGCTATTGGTGATGATCATGCTAGAGTAAAATATTTTGAGGTATCTCCTTATACAAAAGCTTCTAAGAAAGAAGAACTTATGAAATCTGGAGAACGAGGTGTGCCAGTAAAGCTAGCCGTTGCTGCTCTTGATGGTATCTCACCTCTTGAAGCTTTATCTATGGATTATCTTGAAAATACTGTTCTAAAACTTCACGAAACATGGATTCCTTTTAGTACTTCTTTCACATTGAGTGGATTTGCCTCACAGCAAGTTATTGATGGTAAAACAGATGATACAAAAGGTGGAAGACCTCAATCTGACAACCTTACAGATGAAGGTGAAAAAAGTAGAGAATCAGAAAAGTCCAGTGAACAGGAGGGATAATAGATGAACAAACATTTTATCCGAACTGCTGACCAGGAAACAGCAAATATTTTAAAATCTATTGGCTTTCCTCAGGTCGGCTATACTAAAGGTATCTATACATTTGCAAATTGTTCATCTCTTTCTTTTGCAAATGTAAATATAGATATAAACAAGCTAACTTATACCGATATTTATTGTGCAAGTTAGTACTCCTCTTCTATGAGGATAAAAATACACAATAGAAAGGAGGCTAACATGAAGAAAAAAGTACTTACATTAGATGATCTCTATTCTTTTTTTGAACAGAGGAATCAGACAACTGTATTCAGTGCCAAAGAGTCTGGATATAATATTGCAGTTCAGGTTCCGGCAAAATTTGAATTAGAAGATTCTGATGAAGATGATGGTTTTTTACGAACTAAATTCAAAGTAAATCATTTATATGAAAATAGAAATAAATCTTATATATCTGAAGAAGCTCAGTTAGAAGCTTTACCGTCTTTACACTATAGACCAGTTCTGGCCGCTATTACCACTTTATCTGATGGAACTACTGATTTTACTTCTCATGCTATGGAATTTGATGATGAAGGAAACATTACATACATTGAGCAACCTATTGGTGTTTTTGTCAATCCTGAAGGATATCATCTTGAGTATGATAAAGAACATGATAAAACATATGTTATTGCCGATGCGGTAATTTATAACGATTATTGTGCTCCAGCATGTGAAATTATTCAGCGTAAACAAGGAAGTAAAGTAAGTTGTGAATTAAGTATTTCAGAACTCTCTTTTGACACTAAGGACAAAGTGCTTCACTTAGATAAATTCAGATATAATGGTGTGACTTGTTTAGGCACTGATCCTATCACCGAGAAACCCGTTGAAGAAGGTATGGAGGGTGCCAGATTAGATATTGCTGATTTCAGTGAAGAGAATAATAGTCTTTTTACTAATACAGAAGAAAAATTACTAAAGGTTATTCAGTCTTTGCAGGAGACTCTTGCTAAGTTTGAAATTGAAGAACCAACGAAAGGAGGAAACCAAACGTTGAAACTCAATGAATTATTAGAGAAATACTCTAAAACTGTTGAAGACCTTGACTTTGATTATGAGTCTATGTCCGATGAAGAGTTAGAGGCTAAGTTTGCTGAATTATTCGAAGATACAGAAGATCCAAACGAACCGGTAAAAGAACCAGTTGCTGATCCGGAAGCTGATCCAGAATCAAATGACAATTCAGAGTTTAGCAATAAAAAAAGATATACAAAAAAAGAAAATGGTAATACTGAAGTTACTTTTGAAATTAGTCATGAAGATGTAAGAGGTGCATTATATACTCTTCTGTCTACTTGGGAAGAAAATGATAATGAATGGTATTTTATTAATGCTACATATGATGACCATTTTGTATATAGCAACTGGGATGAAAGTAAAATTTTCCGTCAGGGCTATACAAAAGATGGTGATGCAGTATCTCTTTCAGATGAAAGAACAGAATTATTTAAAGAGTATCTTACACTTTCAGAAAAAAGTGAATTAGAAGAACTCAGAAGTAACTATGCTGCTCTTCAGAATAGAGTTAATGAGTACGAATCAAAAGATAAAGAAGCTGTTCTTGGTGCTGAAATTTACACTGAACTGAAAGATAGAGAAGATTTTAAAGAACTGATCAAAAATCAGGCTATTTACAGTGTAGAAGAAGTACAGACAAGAGCCGATGCTATTTTAGGTAAATATGTTAAAGAAAAAGGCACTTTCAACTATCAGCAGAAACCTAGTGCTATTGGTTTTACTGAACCTAAGAAAGCTAAAAAACCATATGGAAGTTTATTTAAGGATTGAGCTATCAAATAGCTCTTTTTTATTGCCTAAAAATATTTAAAGGAGGAAATAAAAATGGCATCTAATTTTCAGAAATTTATGGCCACTGCTGAAAAACACGCTGTTGCTGGTAGCTCTAAGCTGAAAGCTACTATTGCAGGTCATATTTATAACATTCAGATTGAAGAAGATCTGGACAACGGATCAATTGTTGCAAAAGGCGATTATATCAAACCGGAGACTTATAAAGCTAAAGATTCTACTGGTTTTGCTGGTGTAGTACTGGATAAAGCAGCTAACGGAAATTGGTATGTAGAAGTTAAAACACCAGGAGATGCTCTGTTACTGCTCCAGGTACCAATGTTATACGAAGAATATACTACCGCTCTTAAACATGAAAGTAATTTCTATAACGCAAATGGTGACATCGTTCGAGCATATGAGCTTTATGTAGGTGATGTGTTTGAAGTATCATCTGAAGGATTTAGTGGTACTCCTACTAAAGGTGCAACTGTAACTGTAGCAGACAAAAAGCTGACAATTGGTTAATGAAAGGAGGAATACATAATGAAACTTAATTTTTCAAGTAATGAAGTAAGAAATATTTTTGCTGAAAATGATTATGCAGAGTACTCCCAGCTTATGTTTGACACAGCTAAGGGAGAAGAAAAAGTATCTACAAAAGATGCTAATAATAAAATCAGAGAGATTATGTTCTCTGTACTTGGAGTAGATGAAAACTGCTCAAGAAAAGAACTTAGAAAAGCTATTCGTAGACATAAAATTGATGTATTTGAAATTATCGAAGAGACAGTAGAGAATCTGCTTGTTTCTGGTTGGGGAGAAAACCCATTCTTCAATGAATTTGTAGAAATCAAATCTATGGCTGACGGTGATACTAATGAGTTCTATGTACCGGATGAAGTTATTCTGACAGTGTCTGAGCTTTCCGGTAATCACCATGATATTATTAGACAGCGTCTGGCAGAAGGACAGACATTCTCTGTTAGAACCTCATGGTATGGAATTAAAATTTACGCAGAATATGAGCTGTTTATGGCAGGTCGTATTGACTGGGCTGGATTCGTACAGAAAATCTATGAAGCTTTTGACAAGAAAATTAACGATATGGTATATGCGGCTGTAATGGCAGCAGGTGAGAAGGTTCTCCCGTCCACACAGTTTAATAAGACAGGTACACTTGCAGCAGCTACAAAAGATGAGTTTATGACTCTAATCGAAGATGTACAGATGGCTACAGGTGATGAAGTAGTTGTTATGGGTACCAAATCTGCTCTTGCAAAACTTTCTGCTATGGAAGATATCACTTGGGTATCTAATGCAATGAAAGATGAAAGACACACTACAGGCCGTTTAGGTATGTTTGAAGGTATTCGTCTTGTTGAAATTCCGCAGAGATTTGCTAACAATGACACAAGTAAAAAGTTAGTAGATAATACTAAACTTCTGATTATGCCAGTAGCTGATAACAAATTTATCAAGATCTACAATGAAGGCGACGCTCAGATTAAAGAAGTATCTGATGGAAATACAAATATGGATAAAACTATTGAGTATGAATATCAGATTAAAATGGGTGTGGCCACAATTATTGGAAAGCGTTTCGGAGTTTGGACACTTAAATAAAAAACTATTTAAAGAGGTGGAATTACCACCTCTTTAACTGATTAAAAAGGAGTAATAACATGGCAACAAGAAGAGCTGCAACAAAAACTGTTGCTACTACTGAAAATACTACAAAGGAAACAGCTCCTGTTAAAACTACTAAAAAGTTTGAACAGAACGAACTTATTGAATGTCGTTCTTTAGTGCAGGGAACATTATTTATGCCTGGTAAACAAAGTGATATTCTATACCGTTGGGATGGATATGGAGATGTTCGTGAAGTAGAATATAGAGATTTGTACTCTCTTAAATCTAGCCGATCCCCATATATTTATGATCCATGTTTCCAGATTGAGAATGATGAATTATTAGAAGATCCTAGATGGAAAGATGTAAAAGATCTTTATGATAATCTTTATGATGCTTCTGATATTAATCAGTTTCTTGCTCTCTCACCAGCTCAGTTTAAGAAAGCACTTGCTGAAGTTCCTAAGGGACTTAAAACAGCAATTAAAATTGAGGTAGCAACTAGACTGGATAATGGTACATTTGATTCTATTCAGAAAGTACGTGCTGTAGATGAAATTTGTGGTACAGAGTTAGAAAAAATGATTTAGGAGGTGTTCTATGACCTCTTATGAAACAATATTTAAACGATTTGAAAATAAAGTTGAAGATATAAAAGTATTAAAATTAGCGTCTGATGATTGGACTGAATTGTGCTTAGAATGGCTAAATAGTGCTATTGCAATGATTGAATTAGACAAGTTAAAAATAGAACATGATTTAACGAAAAAAAATGATGTTCTGTTCGAATTCGAGGACACCCTTACTAATGGTGAAATAGAAGTCGTTGCTTTATATATGGTCGTTGCTTGGTATGATATTCGTTTGAATTCTTTAGAGCATACTAATATGTTTTATGGTTCAAAAGATGAAAAATGGACCAGCCAAAAAGAACATGCCAATTATATTATGAGCATTCAAAAGAAATATAAAAAGGAAGCCAGAAAATATTTTAGGAATCACTCTTCCAGAAGTAATTCTTATCTGGATGGTGATCAGAATGAAGTATAAATATGGAACTTTTAATAACAATCAGTTCTCTGATTATATAGAATTACTACATAATAAAATTCATTGGCTTTTAATCTATCAAGAAAACTCTTATCCAAAACTTGACAATTATTTTAATAACTTGCAATTATATATTGCAGCATTAGCTGAATTAATCCCATCACCTTATATAATTGATTTGGCTAATACAATAGAATGCGCCAAACTTGAATTTAATAATCCTAATTTCAACCATCAAAAATATAGAAAAATAATTTTTGATGCTCATTCTATCATAGATAAAATAGGTGATAACCATGAGTGATATTTTCAAAAAAAGAATGGCTTTATGCGGCAATACTGTATCAGACAGTATTCGTACTCAGTCAGACGAAATTATGCAGAAAACTTTCACCAATGACTTAGGTTACAGACAATGTAAGCTATATTCTAGGACTATGGAATACTTAGAAGATGTTGAAATCAAATATCAGTATTCTCAAACCTATACAATCAATAAGGACCAGGTTGAGTATCTGGCTCAATTCAGACCTGGCTATTTCCCTGAAAAGAAATATATGGACCAAGATAGCATTGAACGTTTTGGTTTTTATCTTGAAATACCGGATAAGAACACAGGTATTCATGAGCTATGGCTTATTTTAGGGAAGAATGATAAAAACTCTTTCATAAGATATAACATTCTTAAATGTAATTGGATGTTTAAATGGATAAAGAATAAACAAATTTATAGTTGTTTTGGTGTATTAAGAAACCGCAACAACTACAACAGTGGCGTATGGAGTGATGGTTTCTTTACATCAGTAGATAATCAATCACAGTTTATTGTCCCTACTACTCCAACTACGCAAACAATTGATTATAATGATCGTTTCATGTTGAGTGATTCTATGATTAGGCCTTTAGTTTTTGAAGTGTCAAAACTAGAAGATACGTTCCCATGCGGAGTAACTAAAGTAACGCTTAAACAGGATCATTTCAATAAAGTTACAGATAATGTTGAATTAAAAATATGTGACTATTATGACTCTCCGGTTATTCCTCAAGAGCCAGAAATAGAGGACATTGTTTTATCATGTTCAGGTACTAATAGAGCTTTACGTGTTGGAGGCTCTAAAAGAACTATTTCAGTTGCGAGTGATATTAAAGATAAATCTGTCATTTGGTCTTATGAGTTCAATGGAAACAAATTATCTGTAGAAGAATTATCTAATGACTTTGAAATCTCTGAAGGTAAGAATACGTTAAGTATCAAAGCTTTGTTAAATTATAATAATTTAGGAAAAGTAATAAAGATTATTGCTACTCTTCCAAATAAGCAACCATCTTCTATTGAATTGGAGGTGATGCGATGAATCAAGAGCGTATTGATAGATTATTTTCTTGTAGAAATGAACAGGGATTTGATAGTATTTCTTATGATAAGAGAAAAATCTTAGAGGATTTATACAAAGATTCAGATATTATTGAAATCTTAAATAATAAAGAACTTCAAGCAGTTAATGCGTGTCCGGAAGATTATTATAATGTAAATATTTATTCTTTTTTAAAGATTCCAGATGCACAAAGTAAAGTCAAAAACTTTATTTGTTTTGAAGTAAATGACACTGAAATTGTATACTCAAATAATATTATGGTTTCTAAACAAATTATTTTTAGAACTATAGCTCACCAGGATGATGTCAGTACTATTTGGGGTATTGATCGACAGGATTTACTAGCAGCTTTAGTTAAAGAAAGATTTCAATGGTCAAACATATTAGGTACGCAGTTAATAAAAACATATGATTCTGGCAAAGTGGCTGAAAATGGTTATTACTATAGGAATATGTATTTTGAACAGACTGCTCCGAATGATATTCAAAATAGGCTTAAGAGTAATCGCTTAGATAAGTTAGGTCGTGATTATTATGGATAAACTTCTCATTTATTTAGGTGAGAATCTTAAAATTAATGATCAGATTACTATTTATCAACCTTCTATTCTTGATATAGCTAAATATGGAGAAAATCATTATTTTAATGTAGTTTATAAAATATGTTCTATACCTTCTGATTATAAGTCTGAATTGTGGGATCTTGGTTATAACTATAGTAAGTTGGATGATTTTGATTTATTCATACTTCTTACTCGTGATATAGGTGTTGAAGATACCTGTCTTCTTTTAGGTGATACTATTTCATTGAAAGATATGGCACCTTTAGTCGATCCGGAAACTCATAATATAATACTTTATGATGAAAATACTGAATTAATAATTACTCGTGATATATACATAGAAATGATATCTTTCATTCGTGAGATGCACAATATTCATCCTAAGCGTGAGCCGCAAACAAAGAAACCTTACAGCTATTAATAGATGAAGATAGAAGAAAAAAAATTCAAAGAGTAAAAGAAGCTTCTCAAGAACCCTCTCCGGGTTCTTTTTTATTGCCTTTAATTTCATCTATGGTAAATAGTCCTGGTTTTAAATATGACATTAACAGTCTTAAAAGTCTTGGAATCTATGCATTTTTAGATTCTGTTCAAAGGATTCAGGCCATTAATACTGCTGCCTCCATCTCTGCAGGAATGTACAGCGGAATGGTTGATATGTCTAAGAATCCAAATCTACTTAAACAATTAAATTGGTTGCGTGACTTATCTAATGAGTACTCCTCTTCGAGCAATGTACGAGTCACTAAAACCGAATAATAAATCAAGGAGGAAAATATTATGGCAAATTTTGATTCTCTGGTTATTGATAGAGTCTTAGAAATTGTTGGTGAAAATAGCGATGGAGAATTACTCTATCTGTTAAACAATTTATCTAATGTTTCTATTAATACAACTTCTGAAAGTAAAGATAAAACAGACGCTCTTGGCGTATTAATTAAGAGATTTTATACTTCCAAATCTGTAGAAGTATCTGCTGATTGTAACTTACTTTCATTCTCTATGCTGTCTCAGACTTTTGGTACAGATAAGATTGTTGCTTCAAAAGAATCTAAGATTCTTGCACCAAAAATCTTACATATTGATACTACAGGTATTAAAGAGTATACAATTCCTGAGAAGCTGAAACCGAAAGCTCCACTTACAAAGCTTTATGCTCTGGAAGCAAATGGTACTTTAGGAAAAGCATATAGTGCTTCTTCTACTGCTGCTCCATCTGCAACTGAATTTGTATATGCTGAGGACAGTGGAAAAATCACTCTTCCAACTGGAGTAACAGGTACTCTTATTGCTAAATACGAGTATGAAACAGAAAACGGTGTTAAGGTTACTAATGAGTCTGATAAGTTCCCGACTACTTCTTCTATTACAATGAAAGTTCTCGTTGCAGACACATGTTCTGTAGATGTAGTTCGTGCAGCTTATATCGTATTCCCAAGTTTCCAGGTATCACCAGATTGCGATCTGACACTTGAAACAGATAGTACAATTACATTCTCTGGTGTAGCTCAGAGAGATTATTGTCAGACAGGTTCTCCACTGTATTACATTGTAATGACAGAGGATGATGTAGAGGAATAATCCTTGAATTGTTATGCCCCGGACGAATCCGGGGCATTTCTAATAAGGTAAAGGAGGAATACTCAATGAAATCAAAACCAAGAATTTGTGTAACTTGTGGCACTACTTATGAGTATTGTCCTAAGTGTACTAAAGATGCAGATAAACCTGTTTGGATGGTAGCTTTTCATACAGAAGAATGTAGAAAAGTATATAACATTATTGCTAAATACAATACTGGTGATGTGACCAAAGAGGATGCAAAAAAAGAATTGGCTGATGCTGTTACTCATAAAACAAGATTTACTAAACCTATTCAGGATAAAGTAAATGAAATTATGAAAGAAGAACAGCCTAAAGCAAAAACTAAAAAAATAGTGACGGAAAATTAAATATTTTATTGAGGGGAAAGCCGCACTATTTTTGCAGTTTCCCCTTATTTTTTTCGGAGGAATTAAATGGAGATTGTAATACCTAACTTAAAAGGAGTTCCTTATGATCCTGTTCAAGCAGTAAAAATTATTGATCCAAATCAACAGAAACTCTACCTCAAACATGGATTAAAACCTTTAGATGTTTATTATAGTCCAGATGTGATTGTAATGTTGTTTGATAAAAAAGAAAGTTATCCGTATTACAAAGAATATCAAAATTATACTTTGGAGTGATAACGTGAGGAACTATAAAAAAAGATCTAAATATGGTGTCGATCAAACTACTAAAGGTAAACAGAATCGTACTGTTATAGATAGAAAAACAGAAAAAGAAGTATGTTTCGATTCTCTATTAGAGAAAAGATTTTATGAAGACATCGTATGCGCTGGATTGGACTCTGGTGAAATTGTAGATTATGAATTACAAAAAAAATATAAATTGCAACCGTCTTTCAAACATAATGGAAAGACTATACGTGCAATAGATTATGTTGCTGACTTTTGGGTCAAATACTCAGATGGAAGCGAACGTGTCTACGACACTAAAGGTGGAATGGTTGATCCTTCTGCCAAGATTAAACGGAAACTGATGTATTATATCTATCCTGATTTGGACTATGTATGGATCACTCATACTAAGTCTACTGGTTGGATCGATTGGGATGAAAATGAAACTTTAAAAAGAGCAAGGAAGAAAGAGGGAAAAAAGGATGGAAATTAATATTTTAGAATTTGTAAAAGAATATAAAGAGAACCCAGTAGGGGCTTTAGAAAAACTTGAAGTTGAAAATTATGTGCCGTTTGCTACTAAACGAGCACTTATAGATACAGTTATTGAAAGTATTATTGAATATGATACTTCTCTTCTTACATACGAACCAATGAATAAGCATTTAAACTTTTCTCTGACATGTGTGGTTATCTATACTAATCTCACCTACGAAGACGAAGAAGGCCTTGATGCTTATGATGCCTTAGTATCTTCTGGTCTTTTAGATAAAATTATTGAAATGATTGGTGTTGATTATGGAGATATGGTTGCTATGTTTGAAGAAACACTTTCTGCTCGTATTTCATTTACTAACTCTATGTCTAATAGATTAAGTGCATTATTTGGGATATTAGAAAATGTTTTTAAAGAAGCTACTCCGGAACAGTTAGATTATTTACGAAAGTTGGCTGATGTAAAAGATGGGGACAATTCCACAGTTAAGAAAGCTGATTGACCAGGGAATAACTATTGGTTTACAGCAGTTTGTTAATGACTACAAGCCTAAGATGGAAAGAGATGCACAACAGTCAGAAGAAAAATATTATAATGACTATTCCTCTTGGGCGGATGGTTATAGACTTTATGATTTAAAAAATATTCATACAATTACAGGCTTTGCTTATAGTCGAAGTGCAGAGCTTAGAGCACGATTTGATTCAAGCCATATGTCTGGAGGACATGGCATATGGGAACCATTGGAAGGTGATCCAGAAATAGTTTTTTCTTGGGGATTTGAAACAGGTAATCATGGATTTCGTAAAACAATAACTCCTATCAGAAATTATTGGGAACAATATTTTCGTGCTAGAAAAATGCATGCCAAAGGGCAAGCAACAAAATTCGTTATCAGCGGATTACATTCTGTTGGTTTATAAAGTGAGGTGAGAAAATGGCTGATTATATAATAAACGTTGGTGTACAAGTCGAGGACAGTGCGCTAAATGCATTAGAAACACGAATTAATTCTTTAAAAGAGAAGCACATTAAACTAGGTGTGGAATTAAGTAATACTAAACAGCTAACTAAAAATGCACAGACAGCGGTAAAGACAATAAGTAAAGCAACTGCCAAAGCCGCTAAAAATACTCCTGTTATTAAGGGATCTAATCTTGTAGAACAGATGGTAAATCCTGAAGAAGCTTTAAAATCTATGGCTAATACAGTCAGTAAGCTGTCAAGGTATCAGGACAAGCTTGATCTAGGAGAAGTAAAACTTTCCGTAAATCAAGGTATTATGGGGGAGCTTGATGGACTTTTAGCCAAACTTAATGAAATAAAATCTACAGCTAAAAACATGGGCTCTATTAAGCTTACTGTTGGAGACAATATAAAAACTAAAGACGGTAAAATAGTTGTTGGAGAAACTACTAGTTCTTCTAATACTGCAAGATCTACAGGCATTACTCTTAGACAAGCTCAAGCTGAAATTAAGAGAAATATGAAGACAATAGGAACCCTACAGGAACAGTATATAAGTGGGATTATTGATGAAAGTACTTATAAACAGTCAAAGAGAACTATAGGACATAGAAATTCTCAGCTGGCTAGACAGATACAAAATCAAGGTACTGCTTCTGATTGGGTTACTTCTGCATCTGACATTCGAGGAGCACAGGCTAAGAATCAAGAAGCATACAAAGCAATGACTCAGAGTGCTTCAGAATATGACAAAGTTATCACTAATTTGAGTGAGAAACAGAAGACATTCAATAAAATGGCTCAAGTATATAATCCTAACAATGGTAAACCATTAGATAAAACTCTAGGACAAGGTTATGATGAAAGATTAAAATCTTTCAATGATACATATGAGCAATTAAAAAAATCTCGTGATAGTCTTGCGACTCTTACTGGAGACGAAAGAGACACTGAGCAAGTACGTTTTGCTGCTCTCCACTCTGAAGCCAATCGTCAAGCTAGGTATCTCGGTAATACTAATCAGTTTTTCTCACGTACTCCAAATAGATATAGCCGTTCAGAATATATTGGTACAGATTTAGATCCAGCATCTGATAAGGTCCGTCTTAAAATGGAACAAATGTCAGCAGATCTGGCAAAAGGAAGCAAATACACAACAGAGTTTAATGCAGCACAAGGTAAAATGTATGCTACTATTGATAGAGGGTCTGGTGTATTTGAAAAATATCAATTAGCATATAAAAATGGTCCAGGTAATATTGACCAGTCTCTTACTAAAGTTACACAAAGTGTAAAACCTTTATCTAGTTATCTTTCTGAAATGGGACAAAAGTTCCGTAGTCTTAGCCAGTATCTTGTAAGCAATTTTGGATTCCAAGCATTAACAACGGGTGTCAGATCCGGTGTCGAATCAATAAAAGAATTAGATTCAGCGATGACTGAACTTAAGAAAACATCAGATGGTACAAAACAAGAATATAGAGACTTTACTACTCAGGCTAGAACTGATGCCAAAGACATTGGTAGTACAACCACTCAGATTACTAGTAGTGCTGCTGATTTTTCTCGTCTTGGATATAGCTTAAATGAATCTCAGACTTTAGCTAAAAATACAGGTATTTTAAAAAATGTATCAGAATTCGGATCTATAGATGATGCAACAACCGCTATGATTTCCATGATGAAAGCATACGATGTAAAAGTTGATGATTCTATGGATCTCGTTGATAAAATGAATCTTATTGGTAACAACTATGCAATTTCTACAGACGGAATTGCCACTGCTTTACAGGATTCAGGTTCAGCATTGGTAGCAGCGGGGAACGACTTTGACAAGTCAGTTGCTCTTGTTACGGCAGCAAATAGTGTAGTGCAGGATCCATCGAAGGTAGGTGCTGGTCTTAGAACAATTGCATTACGACTTAGAGGCACTTCTGCTGAAGAATTATCTTCTATGGGTGAAGATACAGAAGGTCTTGTAGAGACCACTTCTAAACTTAATTCAAATATTAAATCTCTTACTGCCGTTAACGGTAAGGCTGGAGTTTCTATTCTTGATATGAATGGAAACTATAGAGATACTTATGATATTTTAAAAGATATCTCTCAGATTTGGGATGATATTGGTAAACAAGATTTGGCAGATGGTCAGAATAGACAGGCTGCTCTGCTTGAAATGATGGCAGGAAAAAATAGAAGTAATATTCTTGCATCCATATTGCAGCATCCTGAATTGCTTACAGATGTTTATAATGATTCCGCAAATAATTATCAAAATTCAGCTCAGAACGAGCTTAATACATACCTTGATTCTATCGAAGCAAAAACAACTAAAATTAAAGAATCTTGGTCACAGTTATGGCAATCAGAAGGTAGTACTAATACTTTTAAAGGATTGCTTGATATTGGCAACGGCGCTGTAGGACTCTTAAATGGTTTGGGACTTAATAAATCCTTAGCCGGAGTCGGCGGTATGCTTGTTAGCCATGCTATGAACTGGGGTGGGACAAATTATCAGTTGGTCCTTTAGAAAACGCCCCATGTAACCTGGTGGTGACACGGAACGATCTCATGTGAGAAAGGGGTTACTAAGCAAACAACCGAAACTGTCTTTATTCGAAGGAATAGAGAAATGCTTTTAATTTAGCATTCAGGGTGAACCGAAGTATATACTACTCCCCAATTACAGTAATGTAATAGGTACAGTAACAATGTATATATATGGGTGATCTGCAGCGAAGCTTCTCTCTGAGAAGAACGTTCATCGACTATAATGGGAACTTGGTCTCCGGATCAAGAAGGAATAGTCAGGACTGTTAGGCAGCTTACGCCGAATAAATTAAAGGGTAAATACATCTTACTCTTGTGAGCAATCTTACCTTATGTGCAAAGGTGATGTAGGCACAAAAAGCAAGAGAGATTACTCTCCTGCTTCTTTATGTTTAATATAATATGTACAATCTTCATTTTCAAAGTACGGACATTTCTCTTCCTTGCACTCTTTATAAAGAGGACATTCCAATATTTCCATAATCTTTAAACCTCCATAGTATAGTTTTGAAAGTAGGTGTATTTAATGGATAAAAATATTTTTGATAAATTGGTTCCTGAATATGTTCAAAAGTTAAGCTCAGATGAAGTTACAGATTTACTTATAGAAATCAGTAATATTGGCAGGACAAAATTTATCATTAATTACCCAAAAGAAATTGCTGATCAACTTCCAGGATATGACTTATACGAATAATCTTTTTCGGTTGTATTCAATGCAGTCGAGATTGTTAACTTTCCTATAGTATTATGCAAAGTGTTGGTGCACAGAAAGGAGAACTGCTGTGACAGTTCTCCTTCTATTAAAAATTTTAAAAAGAGAAATACATATGACGAAGTAATTAAATGATAAAGTAGAACATTATTAGCGATTAGTCAACTTTTTTATTCTTGTATTGTCTTTTCATCATTCCGGTGATAAATTTGACTTTCTCATCAGATAATTCTGGATGGTTGCAAATTTGATCAACGGTATGATTTTTCGAGTTATAATATAGACCAGCTAATATTACAACAAGTAAAAGACTACCAAGAGATATTATTATTCCAGTATTCATATTCTTCTTTTCACCCCCTTCCCTTATAAATTTCTTTATTGGGGAAGTGTATTGCCCAGAACGGGCAGATTCTTCGTCCGCATCAACAATACAGAATGTATGCCAACACTTCTGCATGATCAAAAGAAATGATCAAGTATATTATCGTGCAGCGAGTTATAATGCAGCACCTATAACCATAATATACCTAGTAGTATAATAACAATATTCGACAACTTTGTATATACAGAACATTAGTTTATTATAATCAAAACTTAGCTCCACACTTACAGCACTGATAAGTCTTACCAAGATCACCTGCTCCAAAAAGACCAAACAGACCTATCTTCATTGCTTTTCTTGTTCCAGTGATTTTCTTAAGATTTGTGCTGCCGCAGATTGGACACTTAGGCCCAGTAGAGAATTTCTGAGCATTCTGTTTGGCATACCACTGGTCTGTGTTTTTGTTTCGTTGCTCTACTCCTTCAGGAGATTCCCAGTATTTTCTTTCTGCAGTGGCTGCTTTGGTAACATCAGAGTCTAGCTTGCCATAGAAATATTTCTCTCGGAGCATTTCATCAGATTCTTCTATGCTAGGATAATCACCATTATGTGTTTTTTTATACTCTTCTGTTACTTCTGCATAAGCTTTAGAAAAGTTTATTGTTGTACCTATAAGATTACCCTTTAAACAACTTGAACATAAATCACCTATAGTATTTGAACAACTCACTGCTCCACATTTATTACAAAATAAAAGTTCACTCATAATTTTCACCTTTTATATAGTTTTTAAGATGAACTATATTATATCACAGTATCTGGTTTTTGAAAAGAACGATCAAGGTGGAATTTTACCAGAAACACGTTGGAGTAGAAGAACAAGATTGTACAACGAAGGTCGTGCGGAGGCTTTATCAAATTGGAAAGAATATGATAATGACACAAAAGCATTGACCCAGCTTAATAATGCACTTCAGAATAATGGTCAAACTATTACCGATAACGCAGAAAGACAGAAAATTGCTGATAAAACTCTAAAAAATGCCAGTGAAAGAGCGAAAGAATATGGTAACCAAATTGTAGCGAATACGAAAACTCTTAGTGACTTTAAGAAAGAGAATGAAGTAGAGGACCCCAATAAGCAAGTAAAACCTAAATTTACTGATGGATTAAAAAGTTTTGCTTCTTCTGCACTTTCATCAATTGGTAATGCTGTTGTTTCTGCCGGTACAGCAATGATTGCACAGCAATTAATCTCATGGGGACTTCAAGGTATTGATGCTATTGTTCATTGGAATGATAACATTATTGCTAAAGGAAAAGAAGCAAAAGAAACAATCCTTGAGCAAAATCAAACTTATAAAGATCAGAAGTCTCAATTAGAAGAGCTCCAAGAACAATATACAAAATACGCTTCAGGTGTCAAAATCTCTGGTAATATTATTAAAAATGCCACTCTTTCGGATGAAGATTTTCAAGCGTTTCTCGATACAAGTAATCAAATTGCTAACTTAGCACCTTCTATGATTGATGGTTGGGACTCTGAAGGCAATGCTATTCTTAAATTTGGAACGGATACCAAAGAAGCTAATCAGCAAATTTCAGATTATATTCAACTCCAACGTGACGTAACACATCTATCCATTAGAGATAATCTACAGGATGAGTATAAGGGTGTAGTTAAAGATGCAGAGAAAACTGGAAAAGAAATTTCTAATAAAAAAGATCAAAAAAAGGAAGCAGATACTATTACATCTGGATGGACCGCATTAAAAAATGCAACCGAAACAGATGGACCTATTACTTTTACTACAACTGCACCACAAAAAGAAGTTGAAGAATTACTAGATAAATATAAAGTTACATCGTTAATAACTAGCGATGTAAATGGTGATACTTATACAGTAGATATGTCAGAGCTTTCTGCGGCAGATAAAAATGCTCTTAAAACGTCTCTTGAATCTAAAGAAGCATTAGCTCAAGGTAATGCCAATTTAATTGAATCTGAAAAACTTGCTCAAGAAGCTGTACAAGCATCTAAATGGAAAGATTTACTTCCAAGTTTACAAGCATATGTTGAATCATCAAATATGTTTGATAACATGGATTCAGATGTTGCAGAAAGAGCTAAAAATGGCATTAACACAATGCTATCCAATATTGATATTTCTAAAATGACAGATCAAATAAAAGATGCTGGTGGTATTGATGATTGGATTGATAAGACTTTAATCGCTCCTATGACATCGGGTTCGAAAGATGTTCAAAAAGCTTGGGCTGACCTTTTTTCATTGGAAGACTCTTATGGTTCCGAAGATTCAAAGATGACAGTTGGAGAATGGTCCAAACAGCGAAATGATTATCTTAAAACAATTTCTGAAGGTACTGGTGAAAGTTTTGATAGTCTTGCTAAAAAATTAGGATATAAAACTGATGAAGGTTGGACTGTTAGAGAACAGATTAACAATGCAGCTGCTCGTCTTTATGGAAAAAACTATGATAGAGATCAAAGAGCGGAAATAGGTAGTTATTTAAATGGATTGACCAAAGATAATTATGAAATAGCTATTGATTTACTTATTAATGGTGATAAAGCATTTTCTTCTTTAGATGAATTTAAAGAAAAAGTTAATGAAGCAATAAGCAATGCTAAGAATCAGGCAGATGAAGCTGCTGTTTCTTTAGATTCAATGGAAACGAAAGTATCAACTGCTAAGTCTACTCTTTCTTCTATGGGAACTATTCTTACAGAGACTACTTCTGCAGGTGGAATTTCTAAAGACAATGTTAAGATCCTTTCTACTGCTTTCAAAGATGTGAAAGATCCTCGTGGCATTGAGCAAAATGTTAATGATTTATTCACCACTACTTCTGATGGTATCAAACTAAACATAGATGCTTTGAAAACCTTTACGGAATATCAGGCTGAAGCCACTGATGGAGATTTCGAAAAGGGTATTAAGTTACAGACTAAAGCTATTGCCGAGCAAGCAGAAGAAACAGATAAAGCTTGGAAAGCTATTGCTAAAGCCGATGACAAGGAAGCAGCTAGAGCAACTTATGACGCAGAAAAAGATAAATTAAAAGATGCTAGAGACGAATATTTATCCTATATGCAATCTCAGTCTGAATGGCAAGCGACTAAGAAACAGCAACAGGAACTTCTCTCCTATTATTCTCAGTGGCAACGTGCTCAGAGTACGGAGAATGCCGGAGATAAATATAATAACATTGTCGCAGGACTAAAGAATGCTAAAGATGCATATGATAAAGGTCTTGTAGGTACAGATGATTTTAAATCATTTGCTGCTCTTATTTCTCCTACAGGTTCAGATGATAGAGCAAACTTTGCAGAGAATTATGGTAAAGCTGTAAGATACCTCACAGAAGATAAGACAGGTGTTAATAATTTCTTAGCTGATCTTAAATCTAAGGGTATGGCATCTTATGATGATGCAAGTAAAAGATGGTCATTTGACATAGATGATATGAGTAAAGCCGCTCGATCAATGGGAATCAGCAAAGAATTCATGAGTGCTAACTTCGGTCGTCTTCGTGATTATGGCATTGATAATAACTTTATATCATCTATAGAGGAAGGTATAGACAGAACTCAAGAACTTACTTCTGCCCTTTCAGATGAACAGAAACGACTCGAAGAACTGAAAAATACAGATAGTACTAACACTACTGCTATTTCTGCTTCTGAGGATAAAGTTAATAAATATAAACAGGATTTAAAAGAAACCTATGATAACATGGAGTCTTATTCAGAAGATGCTGCTCAAAATGCTGTTGATAATTTCAATTCATCTGCCATGGGAGCGCAAGCCTACGAAGAAGAGATAAAAAGAGTTCAAAAAAATGATCAATTGACAAATGATCAGCGAAATGCAGCTATTAATCAATTAAAAGCTAAACAAGAAGAGCTAGCTGCTTCTGCCGGTACAACTGTTGAAGCTCTTTTAGGAACAGATGTATCTTCATTAATGGATGGTATCATAACAGATTCTGCTTCTGTTACTACAGCTCTTGATGGTATCAATAAAGCATATGAAGAACAGAACACAGATGTTACTTCTTTAGTAGACACTCTTGGAAAATATACTTCTGAACAGTTAGAAGGTATAGATTTTAATGATGGTAAGTGGGATACTGAATTAGGCGATGCAGAAAAAGCTGTTGAATCTTTATGTGAAAAACTCGGTTTAACTAAAGACCAAGCTCGTTCTGTTATTGAGGCTTTAAAAGAAGCTGGTAAATTAAAAGATTCTGAGAAAAGTAGTGATTCCTCTAAAGAAACTACTAAGGGGTCTTGGGAGAAACCACAGACTGCTGAACAGATGGGATTCGGTGATGATCCTGACAGAACTGCTGAATATACACACTCATTAGAAGCTCTTACTGCTGCACATAAGGAAAATGATGCCGCTACTGAAAAGTCATTTGAAACTCTTTCTAAATATAACCGTACACAATTAGAGGGCATCAAATTAAATGATGGTGCTTATAATGTTGAGGGTATGGAACAGGCTGAAGATGCCATACAACAGTTAGCAGATAAGACTCAGTTGTCTAAAGATCAGATCCTTACTGCTCTTGAAGGTCTTGGTGTTTTGAAAGTTAATGCTCCTACTATGGATGCGACAAAAGGTTTGGAAGATTTAGTTTCTGAGGCTAAAGATGCACAGGACGAATTGTCTGACCTTACTGGTAAAACATACACATTTGATTTTGATACTACTGATTTAGATACTGCTCATAAACAGGTAGCTGACCTGCAGGAAGAAGTAAATAAATATAGAGATCGTGATGGTAAATACCATCCAGAGATTACTGGCGGAGAACAGGTGCAATCAATGTACAAAGCCGCTATTGCTCAAGAACAGAATGCTGAATATAGTTCTTCTGCTATTGGACAGTCTAGCTTATCATCAGATGTCGTACAAGCTGCTCAAGATTTCATGCAAGCCAAGAATGAAATGGATCAACAAACACAACTCTATCAGAATGGTATGGACAACACCCTTGATCAGGCTACTCAAGATGCCAATGCAGCTTTTGAAACCTTACAACAGGCTCAGACTGATTCAGGTATCAAATTAGTAGATACAGACAATATTCAAACTGCCGAAGATCAGTTATTACAATTATCCAATGAAGATATTGGTGATAAAATCAAAATAGATGTTGATACAACTTCTGTTGATGACGCTCTTGCCGATGTACAAGCACTTGCAGCAGACGGAAAAATGGGAAGTATTGACTTAGATTTTAATGTTAATACGATGTCTATTGATGATATAGATTCTAAGATAGAAGAATTGACAAATCAACAGAAAGTATTAACTATTCTAGGAGATGTTGAGGGAGCAGATAAAGTACAAGCTCTTATTGATGCCTTGCAGCAAGTACATGACAAACAAGTTGAAGTTGTTGCACAGACCCAAGGTGCAGATTTAGTAGACCAACTTCAGTCACGAATAGCCGAATTGCAAGATAAGAATGTATCTATTGATGCAATTGTTCAAGATGATAAAGTTCAAAGTCTTATAAGTGAAATTGCTGCTCTCCCACCAGAAGTCCAAATAGCTATTGGTGTAAATGAAAATAATGTAGGAAATGCAGAAGCTATCAAAGCTCAGATTGAATCCGATCCTGCAAGTATTACTGTAAATTATGTTAAAGGTGAAGAACCTGAAAAAGCGGATGACATTGAAGGAAAAGCTAATTTTACTCTTGGAGAACATCCTACAAAAGCTCCAGACATTTCAGGTACAGCTAATTATAGTCTTGGTAGTTATCCTAAAACTGCTCCAACTATTTTTGGTACTGCTGTTTATACTAAAAAGATTCAAGCTTCTGGCACAATGACATCAGTTGCTCACGCTTCTGGAACAGCTTATAACGTTCTTAATATGAGACCTCTCTCTTCTGCTCATGCAAAAGGTGATGTAGCACTTAAACATGATGAGCAAGCACTTATTAATGAGGTATGCATCAACGGTCATTCTGAATCCATAGTGCGTGATGGTGTATGGTCACTTATTCCTGGTGGTGCTCATATTGAGAATTTGAAAAAAGGTGACATCATCTTTTCAGCTACTCAAACAGAGGATTTATTAAAACATGGTGCTACACATGGTCATGCTAGAGCATATGCACAAGGCACTGCTTCCAGTGTAACCCTTGCTCCTGCCTATGCAGACGGTACATCAGAATTAGATGATACAATTAAAAAAGTAAGTACTCAAGCTAAAGACTGGATAGAAACTGCTCTTGATCGTTTAGAGAGAATCGTTGAAAAGTATCAAGATATCGCTGAAAGCGATTATAGTAATTATAAGTCTTCTGAGAAGAATTATGATAAAGCACTTAAAAATCTGAATAAACAATTACAGACACAAAAAGATTCCAGAGCAAAATACGTAGCTAAAGCAAATGAAGTTGCTTCTGCTGTTGGTTTATCTGACGAACTGAAAAAGAAAGTCCAGAATGGTACAATCAATATTGAAAGTTTATCCGAAGATGATAAGAAACGTGTTGACGCATATCAGGAATGGTATGAAAAAATCTTGGATTGTGACAAAGCGATTCGTGAACTCACTAAGTCACAGAAAGATTTAGCTAAAGCAAAGGTCGAACGTGTTATTGAAGCTTATGACACCGTCATAGGTAAACGTGAGAATAAAGCTGACTATTACAAAGCTAAACAGGAATTGAGAATCTCACAAGGGTATAATCAGAAACCTGGTTCTAAATATGAAAAATACATGAAAAAGGAACTCTATTATACCAATGAACAGAAACGTCTTACTGATAAAGAAATAAAAGAATATAAAGGTAGGATGAAAGAATATCTTAAGGTAAATGGACATAAAACTGTCGATCCAGAATACCAAAAGATGAAGAAACAGCTTTATAGTCTCCAGACAGAGGCTGTTAAGTTAGAAAATGAAGCTGCTGAATTAGTTCAGGCTTTACAAGATAATCGTGAACAGATAAAACAATGGGCTGTTGACCGCTGGGATCGTGCAGGTTCCAAGCAGGATGCAGTAATTGATTACGCAAAAGCAAATGATAATCCTGAGTATCAGATTAACGAAAAGATTTATCAGGAGCGCATTAAATCTAATGCGAGACAGATCAATGCACTTCAAAAGCTTCGTGCAGAAAAAGCCGAATACTATGATACTCATTTTTCTTCTATGAATAATGAAGAAGCCCAGAAATATCTTAATTCTATAGCACAGATTGACGAACAAATTTTAAAAATCGGCAGTGATATAGAAAATCTGAAAAATGAAATCATGGAACTTCGCTGGAAACCATTTGATGATGCACAAGATAAACTATCAAATGTTATCACTGAATATCAGACTATGCAAAAACTTCTCGGTGACGCTGAAAGTTTTTACAATGATGATGGTTCATTTACTACAAATGGATTAACTAACATTTTATTAACTCAAGAATCTATAGATGCGACAAAACAGAAGATTGCTAACTATAGGGAAGGTCTTAATAAGCTTGAAGAACAATATAAAAATGGTTGTTACAGCTTAGACGAATACAATGAGAAAAGCAAACAACTTCTTGATGGTATTCAACAAGAATCTACTGCTCTTTCTGAACTGAAACAGAATATGCTTGATATGTATGAGACTCAAATTAAGAAAGAGAATGATTTACTTCAGGAAAATATTGATAAGCGTAAAGACGCTCTTTCTGCTAAAGAGAAATATTACGATTATGACAAAACTTTAAAAAAGAAGTCTAAAGATATTAATACTCTTAAATCCCAGATAGCTGCCCTTGAAGGAACCAGTAATGCTGCCGCCAAAGCTCGTCTTGAGAAATTACGTGCAGAACTTGCAGATGCCGAAGATGATATGGCAGATACCATGCATCAACACGAAGTCGATATGAAAAATACCGGCTATGAGAATTTCTCTAATGAAGCGAATAAAGCTCTTGATAATACACTTGATGCAGTAAAGAAAAATTCTTCGTTTCAGGAAGCTATTATTAATGGAATGCTTACCAATGTAACCACTAATTATGATAACACATATAAACATTTACATACTGTGATGGATCAGTATGGTGTTAAGGTGTCTGGCACATTTGATACTATGATAGGTAAGTCTGCTGATTTCAATACAAGTTTAATTCAACAGATAAAAGCATTAGAAACCATTTCTAATATGAAAGTTACTCTTCCATACGGAACAAGCAATGGACAAGGTGGTTCTACAACTGGTAATAATACATATACCGGTGCTGAGAATGGTATTCACAATACATTTAATAGCAATAAAGACTCCACTGGTGCTGGAAATGAAACTCCAGGTACAGTTAATAACAAGAAATACAGTTTAAAACTAAACGCTACTGATATTTATTTAACTTATGACCATATTAAACAGCAGCTTAAAGCAACATGGTCACCAAGCAAACCGGAACACTCTGATATTGAGTGGAAAAGTTCTGATGAATCTATTGCAAAAGTTTCTTCTGATGGTACAGTTCGTGGTGTGTCTTCAGGTCTTAATAAGAACGGTTTAATGGCGCGTGATGAGTCTAAAACAAGAAAATGTATCATTACTGCTATTGGCGGTGGTGGTCTTGCTAAAGCTACTTGTACCGTTCATGTAATGCCAAATGCTCATTACGAAGCAATTAAATCCTATGCAGCTAATGCAGGGATTGATGTTACTTCTGGAGATAACTTAAGAGCCGCCATGCAATATGCATATCAAAATGGGGCTAATCATAGCTACCAGTCTGATGTCGCAGTTGAAGGATTCAAAAAGGCATATCTGAAGGATTGGACAAGCTCTCTACCTAATCGTCCAGATGGAGCAACTGATATTCCATCTGGTGTTAGTCAGTTAGTAGGTTACTTCAATTCCAAAGGTAAAAAAGTCGGACCAAAAGAAATGCAACAGCTTGCAGATATTCTTGGAATTAGTACTCCAGGTGTTAAAAAATATGATTCATGGGGTTCTGCTTTAAAAAATCAGATACTTCAAAAGTATAAATCATATGGTTTTGCTACTGGCGGAATAATAAATAAACTAATACCTGCTGACATGGGCACTCTTTTAGGTAAAGCTATTATTAGTAATGGAGATCAGGGATTCATTGGTGCTAAAGTTGGCGAATCAGTAATGACCGAGGAATTTACTCGTCTGCTCAAGCCTTCTATTGCTGCAATGAATAACTTTACCAATATGTTTAACCCGGTTACTCCTACTGCCACAAATAATGATTATACTATCAACAACGAAGTGAACATTAATGTAGCAAATATGAGTAATGATTTAGACATCCAAGATGTCGCAAACAAAGTTTCTACAATTATTAATAAAAATATGACTAGAGACTGGAGAAAGCTTAGATGATAAAAGGACTGCTTCGGCAGTTCTTTTATTGTATGAAATTATAAAATGAAAGAGGTGAATAAATGTTACAATTTGAATTCGATGGACATAATTCTAGTGAATACGGGATTATAATGACTGGAATCACAGACAATGATAATCTTGAAAGCAGATCTTTACAGTTAGGAGAAAAGAATAGATATAGAGCAAGAGAAAATCATTTCGGAACAGTGTACGGTGATAATTATAGCTTTACACTTAGCATCATGAAAAATCCTTGTCACAATACAAATGTGATACCTGAATTATCTAGTGGAATCATTACATATCCAGAAAAATGTACTCCTATATTGAAAAATGGTATTATTACTTTCCCATTGGAGTACATTCCAGATGTTAAATTAGGTGTTATACAGATGAATGATACTGATTACCTTTCTTCAAGCAATATCCGTATTATTAATGGCTGGTTAACTTCTCCACAAACACCAAAATTATTTAAGATAATTGGTGGTGACTACTTCTACGAAGATATAGAGTTCTTTGCTACATTCACAGAAATTACTACTGATCATGTTGTGTTCCCATATGAAATGAATTTTACAGTCACTTGCGACAGTCCATATGGTTACACTCCTGAGATTACGCATAATATCACCTCTTCTTCTACTCTTCCAAAAACTTATATAATTAACAACACTTCTGACTGTCATGAAGATTACATCTATCCTCTTATTAAAATTTCCCCTAAAAGCCATGGCACTATTACAATCCAAAATGTAACAGACAATAACGGAACAATGAAAATAAATGCTTTAAAAGATGATGACTTTTATATTGATTGCCAGCATTTAAAAATATATGACATTACTAATTCAATTATAAGTTTTGAAGATTTGGGTGTAAAAGATATAGATAATATATACTGGCTTAGATTGGCTTACGGTGAAAATGAATTAAGATTCACTGGTGATGCTACATTTGAGCTTATTTATAGAGAACCAAGAAAGGTGGGTGCGTTTGGGTGAAAATAAATCATAAGTATGATATTTATGGACGTACTGAGCCTTCTATTATTTATTTAGCTAAACCTGGCAAAAGATTATATTGTGCGCTAGGAGGCATTGATACATCTACCGCTTCATTGTCGTTAAAAACTAATAATACAGCTGAATTAACATTTACTGTTGATAAATACATAAATAATACTGTTACTGACGGGTATGAAGAACTTGATGAGCTAATGGAGCTATACTGTGATGGCATTTGGTTCAAAATAGTAGATCCGCCAACTATTAATAATGATGGTTTGCGTGAAACTAAAGAGATTACTGCTGAGTCTTATGAAATCATGCTTACTCAATATAAACTGAAAAACTTTAAAATTAATATGGGCGAAGAAGATTCCTATGAAATGATGTATCAGGCAACTCATGATACAAATAAGTTTTATCAGATTAAGTTTTATGATTCAGAAAATGAAGATCTAAGTTTTTTACATTTAGTATTAAAACATGCAGATGTCCCTGGTTGGCATATAGGTTATGTGGATAATATTACTCCTGATGACGACGGAAAATTACTCCCTAATAATATATGTAACTTTGAAGTAGACGATCAAAATGTATATGCTTTCTTAACACAAGAGGCCGCACAAGCCTATAAATGTGTGTTTGAGTTTGATACTGTAAATATGACCATAAATGTTTATAGGCCTGACAGCTTAGGTAAAGATACAAATGTAGTTTTAGGTTTTAGAAACATTCAGAATAGTATAACTATTTCTAGGGATGAAAATTTAGTTACACAATTTTATGTTGAAGGCTTAGATGATTATAATATTGATGCAGTCAATTTTGGTGATTCTGTAATTACTGATCTTTCCTATTTTGTATGTGAGCCTTACATGGACACTTCACTACAAGAAAAATATAATGCATGGCAAAGCTACCGGGAGTCCCGCAGAGAAGAGTTTATTAATTTATCCAAAGAATATAATAAAAATCTGGAAGTTCTTACTGAATTAATGAATAGAGTCCCAATTGATACTGCTCAAACAAATTGGTTCGGGAAAAAAGTTGAAGATTTAAAAGATGCATATAATGCTAACATGGCAATCATTAAGGGTTTAGAAGCTCTATATGTTGACGATGAAAAGAATTTTGATTTAGAAGCTTTAAAAAAGTCACATGATTGGCCTTTATATGAATCAATTATGAACTACACTCTTCCATCTATTGTAGCTGCATTACAAGCTCAAGACGAAACCGTAGAAGGATTCGGTAAAGGAAATATTATTTCATGTGTAAATCCGATTGTGTTGGGCCAAGATTGGTACATGGTAAACCCTGGAACTTCTTCGTTCCAAACAGTACAAATTAATGACGCACCTGCATACGGAATTACTCGTGGAGTTAAAGTAACCGGTACAGATGGTGGTATCTATCAACACAATATTAGTATTGAACCATCTCAGAGATATACTCTTAGTTGTTTTGTAAAAGGATCCGGTACATTTTATCTTGGTTATAATAACACTGGAGAAGATAGAAAGAATGTTGCTTATAACATTACATCTTCTTGGACAAGAGTTTATACTTCTTTTAATCTTTCTTCTCGTTTAATTGATGTAGCATTCACTGGAACTAATGATTTCACTATATGCGGTATGCAATTAGAGATGGGCGATTCACCTAGCCAGTTTGGGTATTTCACGCAATCTGAAAATATTATAAAAGCTTATGAAACTGATTGGAAGTTATATGGAATCTCAGAATTAAAAGTAAAGATTTCAACTTACGATAGCTGTATTAAAGAATTAAAAAAGAGTGGTTATGCAGATGGTTATAATCCTCTTTCTGGATATGAAGAAGCATATTTTACTCAGATGCATCAAAAATATCTGGATTATCTGAATTTAAAAGATCAGGCTGAGGCTGCTTTAAAAGAACGCCAGGCTGAATATGATAAGGCTAAGAAACCTGAAATTCAAGAGAAACGAAACCAGATTGCAAAAGATGTATTACTTGAAAATTTTGGTAAAGTACAGAACAAATACTCAGCTTTTACTGATAAAGAAACATATATTATTAAGAGTTTATATAGCCAATCCACTTATACAAATGAAAATATTATTGTTACTACTCTTGACAGTACTGCTGATGCCGTAGATAAGTCTAAAGTTCTTTATGACGATGCATTGGAAGAATTGTATGTGGAATCACATCCACAATATACATATACTGATGATGTAGAGAATGTATACGCTCTTCCAGAATTTAAGGAGTACCATGAACAGCTTGCGGTAAATGATTTTGTACGTGTAGGAATCACTGATACTAATTATATTAAACTAAGAGTAATTGAAATCACATATAATCCTTGTGATTTAGATGAATCTATGGAAGTTACTTTTAGCAATATGATTCAGTACAAAGCTAAAAGGAATGATTATAATACTCTTTTAAACGATGCTCTTAATACTTCCAACCGTAATGGTGGTCGTGTCAACTCAGTCAACAAATCTTCTACTTCTGATTATGTCATCACATCAGAAGCTATTAAACAAATCTTTTCAAATCCTCTATTCAATTCAATGTTAGGTGGAACTGTCACTGGAGGAACCGGATCTGGCGGAACCATTACCGCTGATACAATTATTGCAGAACTCGTGAAAGCAAAAGAAGGTGTATTTGATAAGCTTACTGTTGATACTGCTTTCATGAAATATCTCGATGTAAAACTTATTTCCGCAGATAAGATCACAACTCGTATTCTCGAAGCGGAACAGGCAAATATTGAAAAGCTGTCAGCTAAGATTATAGAATCTAATCAGATTAATGCTGATATGATTAATGTAAAAAATCTTCTTGCAGGTCATGCAGGAGTTGGAGAATTACATACAATTCATCTTACTGTAGAAAATGCAGAAATTGATCAGGCTGTTATTACTAATCTCATCGCAAAGAAAATTGCAGTTGGAGATTTAATGGCTCAAAATGCTCTTGCAAATCAAATTGTACTTATCTCTAAAGACAATAAACCTACTATTGCATTTCAAGAAAGTACCCAACAGTTTTATGATTCCAAAGGAAATGTTCGTGTGCAGATTGGTATGGACGGTAAAGGGGATTTCAACTTTATTGTTAAAAATGGAGACAGAGCCGCTTTATTTGATGAAAATGGTATTACCCAGACAGGTATTCCAGATAATACAATTCTTGGAGACATGATTAATAACGCCACCATTACCAAAGACAAACTTGGATTCCAAATCATAGAACCAAATGAACAAGGTGGTATTGATATCACTAATATTTATGATGGTAAAGGAAATCAATGGTGGGGAATAGAAAAGACGACTATTACCGATGACTACACAAAACAGATTAAGAATGTTACAGATACTCTGACTGGACAAATCGAAACTAAGGTTAGTAATACTCAATATCTTAAAGATCAAGAATCTATCCGAACAGATTTTTCTGATATCAAACAAAATGTTTCTGGGATTACATCTACTGTAAGCAGTATGCAAACAGATCTTTCTGAAGCTCAAGAAAAAATTAAAGCAAACACCTCTTCTATTACTCAAAATGCAGATAAAATCAGTTTTATGGTAACTGGTGACAAAGAGTCTGAGTTCACAGTTACTGATAAATTTATTCAGATGATTTCTGACCATATTAGCATTGATGCCAGCACCATTGACATTAATGGTATTATCACTGCAATGAATACACACACTGGACCAGGTAAAACTAAAATCGACGGTGGTATTATTGAAACTAACACTATTACCGCTGATTCTATTAAAGTTGATGCAATCAGATCAAAAATATTTGAAGATGATCTGACATCTAATTATTCACTAAAAGGTATCTGGTTTGATTTATCAGAAAACGGTGCTATTAAAGGTAAAAATTTTGCTGTTGATTCTAATGGTAATGCTTATATTCGTGGTGACAGCACTGTTGAGGGAACCATTATAGCTAATAAAGGTTATATTGGTGGTATTGGCGGTTTCCATATTGAAGCGGGAAAATTGTATTCTGGTATGGATAGCCTTCCTGAACAACCAACATCAGTATCAAAGGATAAAAATGTATATATTGGTACAGACGGAATTGCTCTTGGTAGTGGAAACTTCAGAGTTGATTCAAATGGTAAGCTTTATGCTAACTCTGGTACATTCTCAGGAACTATTTACGCTGATGGAGGAACTATTGGCGGTTGGAATATATCTGCAAATTCATTAAGCAACAGAGACGGATCCATAAGTTTAAATCCTGATGGTTTAAAACTTGGCAATCAGTTAAATGTAGATAATCAAGGGAATGCAACTTTTGGTGGTAAACTATCAGCTGCTACCGGAAGTTTTTCTGGTGAATTAGTTGCAGCAACAGGTAGCTTTTCTGGAGAATTAAAAGCTGCTACTGGCACATTCTCTGGGGATTTAAAAGCTGCAACAGGTAGTTTTAAAGGAGAACTTTCTGGTGCAACTGGAAGTTTTACAGGTAGTGTTATTGCTACATCTATTACTGCAAAGCAATCATATTCTATTTATTATAACGATGTTGGAACTGGTGAACCAACTGATTCAGTACAAGTAATTACTGCATTTGACTGGGGAACTAATACAACTCAAATTGGATTTGGGTTGATAGATTCATCTTTAGACTCTTCAAAAATGCATGGAATGCTTCTGATAAAAGAACAAGGCGCAAGAGTTCTAACATTAATTGCAGATGATATTAATACAAATGGATGGTTAAATGTTAATAAACTTAATATTACTGATTCATTCGGACAGTATAAAGGAGTGCCATATAAATCAATTATGTGGAAACCAACAGACACATTTGACTTTAATGGTTATAATCATCATCACACTATTCTTCCTTATAAGAATGGTAATTTTGCAGTAGGTATGGAGAGTACGACTACAGGAATGTTATCTATTAGTTTATTACCATATTTGTTATCAACTGAAACCGATACGTATGGTAATATTACAGTAAGTAAAACCAAAGATACTACTTCTCAGATAAGCATTGGAGCAACAGCTAATCCATATGCGTGTATTTATGTAGATGCCATTTATCTTACTGGTGATAAAAAAGCTTATACCTCACTGGCTAATTTAGGCAATGGTGGTACAACTAATTATAATGGACTTACAAATAAACCTAAAATTAATAATGTTGAATTAACAAGTGGAAATAATACATTATCTAATTTAGGGATCGCTGCACGATCACATTCTCATTCAAGTTCTGACATTAATTGGAACACTACATTAGGATATAAAGGATTTGGTCATTGTCATACTATGATTTATGATGGTCAAGGATTAAAAGGCATTTCTATTGCGGGTTCTGAATCGCCATCTTATATGGGATTAATTCCATATGATGTTACGTATACTAACGCCAATAGTATTTCTATAACTCGTGGTGGAACTATGTATCTTGGCGCAGCTTATAATTCTAATAAATTAACTGCATATCCTTTTGAGTGTGGATATTTTAAAAATATTAAAGTCTACAAAGGTAGTGGAGATGCAAGCAATATTAACAATTATATTACTCCGTCTGGTGGAGGTTCTTCTATTACATCTGCTAAAGTTATAAAAACTGAAACGGGTACTGCAAAAGCTGACGTAAATCTTGTAGGGAACGAATTACAGTTTTCGTTTGCTATTCCTAAAGGAGAAACTGGACTACAAGGTGCTCGTGGACCACAAGGAGCAACTGGACCACGCGGACCAGCTGGCGCAGACGGTAGAGATGGTAGAGATGGAACCACATTAAACCATGTGACTTCCGGAGCAGATTATTTTGGTCCAACTTCAGATAATAGTATTTATTTAGGCCGACTTAGTGGCCCAGCTGCACGATGGAAAAGAGTATATGCTGCAGATGGAACTATACGGACATCTGATAAAAATTGTAAAGCTGAAATTCATCATATTACAAAAGCATATGAAAATATGTATATGGAAATTGAACCGGTGACATATAGATATAAAAATATTTATACGTATGACGATCATGATCGTACACACTGCGGAGTAATCTCTCAGCAAGTAAATGAAGCAGCGCTTAACAATGGTTTATCAAGTATGTCTTTTGCGGGGATTTGCAAAGATACACTTGACACGCCTATGCCCAATGGTCAAACTGAATTATGGAGCATTTGTTACGATGAATTTATTGGTTTAAACATCCATATGACACAGAAAGCCCACCATCGTATTGACTCTCTCGAATCTGAAAATCAATCTCTTAAGAATGAAATTCTTATGCTCCAGGGACAGCTCTCTCTCATTACTCAACGACTACAAAAAATGGAGGAAAAGTTATGTTAAAAATTAGTGAAACAAGAAATGTATCCGGTCAGGTTATGATCGGTGAAGGTGAAAACTCAAAGCAGGTTGCTTATCTTAATGCATCTGTTAGTAAAGATGGAAATGTAAACATCAATAAATCCATTCAGGATAGCGAAACATTTAAAACAAATAAAGAAGCAGTCCTGAAAGATTTTACAGAGTTTGAAACATACGTATATGGAATTATTCCTGAATAAATAAGAGGCCATGAGCAATCGTGGTCTTTTATTATGCAAAGAAGGTGAAATATTTGACCAGTCGAGAATATGAACTTGAATTAAAGAAAATCAAAGCCAAAAATCGGCAGATTGAAATGAAACGAAATCTGAAAGCAGCAAAGGTTAAAAGATTCAATTTTAAAAAACCAAATACAAGTAAGCTTATTGTGTTTGTAGTCTTTGCTATCTGCTTACAGATTCTTTGGTTTAGCGAACATATGATAAGTCTCACCGGAGATACGAGTTATATGTATGCGCTCATAGGTATTCCGGCAGCGTTGATTCCTACAATTTTAGGATATTATGCCAAAGCTAGTAAAGAAAACCAGGTCGGAGGTATTACCTATGATACTGCAATGTGCAATTTAGAATCACAAGAAAGGCCAGTCTTCGATCATGTATCTGAAGATGAGGCTGTAGGATGAATGGAGGTATGACTATGTACATCAAACAGGGTATTCAGGACGTATTATATCTGATCATTACTGGTATTCTTCCACTTCTTATTACTTATGGAATCCTCTTCCTAAAAGTAAAGATTAAAGAACAGGAAAAAAACTTGGAGAATGATCAGCTCGTAAAATATATAGACGCTGCTACTGATGCTATTAGTAAAGCAGTGCTCACAGTTAATCAGACTTATGTAGATGCTTTGAAGAAGGAAGGTAAGTTTGACGCAGAAGCTCAGAAAACTGCTAAACAGATGGCTATTGATAAAGCTAAGGCTTTGATTACAGAAGATTCTAAAGCGGCTATCGAAACATTATATTCTGACTTTGAAGCATATCTAAATGATGCTATTGAAGAACTCGTCAGAGAAAATAAAGTTACATATTAATATAAAAGGAGTACAAGGATTATGAAAAAAGTTATTGTAAATGCAGACATTATGGCAATGTATAAAACATTAAATTCTATGAAGAGTCGTGCGGATTTAATCGCAGGAGATGTTGATGTATTCTGGGCGAATACAATGAACCTGAAGACTCTTAAAGCGCAGGTAGATAAAATCTCAGAGGTCGAGCAGGAGTTAGTTGATTCTTATTTTACAGAGGAAAACTCACATTCTATTGTTGACGAAAACGGTAATGAAACAGGAAATCGTGCTCTTAATGATGACATAAAAGATAAAATCATCCCTGAAATCCAAGAAGGTCTGCAGAAAATTTATAATAAAACATGTGAACTTGATGTTGAGATGATCCCAGAGGAATCTCTCAAGAAAATGCTTAAATCTAATGAAGACAAACTGTCTATGCTTGATATGACAGTACTATATGAATTTGTAGAAAAAGGTGAGTAATAATGGCAACATATATTCAGGGAATTCAAACCTCTGTTGGTGTTGTTAAGTATGATTACAATTATCTGGCTAATCTCCCTGAATCAGATATGACATTATCTAAACAGGGTGCATTCGCTGATGCCCTTGTTGTTGGAAGAAAACTTACTCAGCTGGGAGCTGATGTGGATAAATTGAAAGAATCTATGACTGCCGTACAGAAATCTATCTCTGATCTGCAGTCTGCAGATTCTTCTTCTAACACTTCAATTGAACAGATCAATACATCGTTACTTAGCATGACCAATAATATCGAAACAATACAGAACAATATTACTACTTTGACTCAGAATACTGCTGAGATCAAGAAAAGTGCTGATAATGCGAATTCATCAGTCACAACACTGCAGGAAACTATTAAGTCACTACAGACTAGAATTGAAGCTTTAGAAAAAACTCAGACTAAATAAGGAAGGAGGCAGTTATGTATACACTAAAAATTACAGATGAAAATACTGTTGTAACAACAGTCAAAGAATCAATTGTGGAAAGAAGTAATTATGTAGATAAGATTCAGATTGTAACAAGTAAAATGTATCGGGAACAGATTGATATGTCAGATACAACTGTTTATATGAAGTATAAGCTCCCGGTGTCAGACAAAATTAAAATGACACAACTTATTATAAATAATCTTGAATATGAACAGAATTATATCCAGTATTTAATCCCTGTCGATGCAGCACTTACTGCTGAAGCCGGGGATATCGAAGTATCTTTCACGTTCTTAAAACTTGTTGCTAATGAAGATGGAACATACACTTCTTATATTCGAAAAACCACATCAGGTGTTATTCATATTACTCCACTTGTACAATTTGATAAATATGAACCTTCTGAATTGTTTACTGAAATTGATCAGAGGCTCCTTGCTATGGAAGGAATGATTAAAGATCTCAATGCTCAGAATAAAGCAACTTATGAAGGTATGGTAAAAGATATTCGTCTTAATACAGAAGACAGAAAAATCATTTTAACAGACAGAAATGGTGAAGATACCGGAAATGGTATCGTTGTAAAAGATCTTTCTGCTATGGTAGCCGAAGATATGACAGGTAAAGATCCTGATGGCACACAGGATGGAGTTGTTCATCTTGATCAGGTTGTCGATCTGGATAAATTATTAAAGTAAAGGAGTCATGATATGTCATTTAAAGATTCTAAAATTGCTGCTGCGGCTAATTCGGCAATGACTTTGAGTGCTGAGTTAGCCGTAGTCACTGAGGAATATACATTATGTACTGATGGTCGTTATGAAGTATATACCAAATATCAAGACAATGCATATTCAACAGTGGATAACTTAAAAAATATTGCCGTTGATGCTACACAGATTAATATTATGCAGGAAGAAAACAGCCAGTATATGCCATTTAGGATTCCAAGATATTGGGATGGTATGGATCTTATGGATATGCTCATCCAGATAAGATATGAATCTGTAGCTGAGAAAAAAGGTAAAGTAGCAACAGTTATCAATGTAGCTTCCAACAATACTTATATTCGATTTGGTTGGCTGATTGATGCTGCTGTTACAGCAAATGCCGGAGATATAATTTTTGAAATTATGGCTACTGGCGTAAATGAAAAAGGAAACAATTATATTTGGAGAACCAGACCGAATGGTAAGTTTACTGTTCTGGAAGGATTAAATTATGACGGAATCATTGAACCTTCTGAAGATTGGTATACAAGTTTTGTAAATATGGTCTTAGGACATGTAGCCGAAGCAAAACAGTATGCAGATGAAGCCAAAGCTTCTGCTGATTCTATCAATGTAGATGATATCAAAGCAGATGTAACCGCTTCTGTAACAGCAAATTTAAATCAGACTGTAGCTGCTTCTCTAAAAGATTACTATACAAAAACAGAGATTGACCAGACTGTTGAGGAACTGAACACTGCTATCTCAGGTATTGATAGTCTGAAAAATCTGAAAATTGAATATGATAATACTTCTGGACATCTTGTATTTAAAGATAAAGAAGAACAGATTGGTGAAATCACTATTAACAGTCTTTCAAATCTTGTTGTTGAATATTCTGTAGTGAATGGCAAAGGTTCTCTCGTATTCAAGAATGGAGAAACAGAGATCCAGACTGTAGAACTTAGTTCTATTGAACCGTCTGCCGCATGGACTTCTGCTCTTAAAGAGGACATTTCTAAGAGTACAGATGAAAAGCTCTCTCCTATTGTAGATCGTGTGTCTGCTCTTGAGACTGTAAAAGATGACCTGGCAGGCAAAGTTGAAACAAATACAACTGATATTTCAGGTCTGAAAACAGATGTAGCTGGATTAAAAGAATCTAACGAAACAATTTCTGCTACTACTACAGAAACCAAAAATACGGTAGATATTCTGAAGCAGAATGTTTCTGGTTATGATTCTCAGTTTGAATCCATCAATAGTGACATTACTGCGATCAATGAATCTATTAAGGATTTAGGTAAAAATACAGGTCATGAGTATGACGTTTCTTATGAAGAAAATGTTTTTACTCTGTATGAAGATGATGTAATTAAGAAACAGTTTACAATCACTGGTGGCTCTGGACCATCTGACACTACTACGGTCACAATCGAGAGAATTACAAGTTCTGATGCGATCTTCTTAGCAGGAAACTCTGCAGTGATCGAGTATAACTTTACCTCTGTAGATAATACAGGAGATACAACCGGTAATGGTACTGCTACATGGCGTGTCGGAAGTACAACAGTTGCTACTACTGTAGCTGCTCAGGGTAAGAATAGTTTTGATATTACACAATATCTGAAAAATGGTGCAAACTCTATCAGACTTTCTATCACTGACAGTTTTGGTACAATCGCTACTAAGACTTGGACCATTACAATTGTTGACTTTAAAATTGAGAGTATTTTTGATGATACACTCTTCTATTCAGACGAGGTAACATTTAGATATACTCCATATGGTGATATTAATAAGACTGTACATTTTGTTCTTGATGGAAAAGAAATTGCAGGAGTTGAAACAACTGCTTCTGGTAGACAGATGACTTATACTCTGGCAAAACAGAGTCATGGTGCTCACCTTCTGAAAGTGTATATGACTGCAAGTATCAATAATCAGGACGTAACTTCTGAGTCAGTATATAAAGATATTATCTGGGTCGAACAAGGAAATACTACTCCTATTATTGGATGTTCTATGGTTGAATTTACTGCAAAACAGTACAATACAACAAGCATCAAATATGTTGTATATGATCCAGAACATAATCCTGCTACTGTAAAACTCTCTGTTGATGGCAAAGTTGCTTCTACTCTTACTGTTGGAAGAACTGCTCAGATCTGGAGCTACAAGTCTACCGCAATAGGCAAACAGTCTCTTACTATCAGTTGTCGTAGAATCACAAAGATTCTTACTGCTACTATTGAGAAACTGGATATCAATGTATCTCCGGTAACTACAAACCTTGCATTTGACTTTAATCCATCTGGTAAAAACAATGGTGAAGCTGACTGGCTGAAGATCAATGATAATCTTACAATTGAAGTGTCAGATAACTTTGATACAACAAATGGTGGTTATCAGGTCGATGAAGATGGAGATACTTATTTCTGCGTAAAAGCAGGAACTGCTGCTACTATCCCATATCAGTTATTTGCTGATGATGCAAAGAAAACTGGCAAGAACTTTAAATTCATTTATAAATGTACAAATGTAAAGAACTATGAAGCTCAAGTACTCTCCTGTTTTGCAGATAATCTTGGTTATACTGTAAAAGCTCAGGAAGCAACACTGAAATCTGAACAGAACGAAATCTCTGTCCCATATTGTGAAGATTACTATATGGAGCTGGAATTTAATATTCTGCCGGACAGTGAATATACAGAAATGGTTATGTGGGTTGATGGCATTCCTACAAGAGTAAAACTGTATGCCACTTCTGATAGTTTCACGCAGACAAATCCTGTAGGTATTACAATCGGTTCTGATGACTGCGACGTTATTGTATACAGAATAAAAGCTTATACAATGAACCTCACTGATGATGAGATTCTGGATAACTTCATTGCTGATGCAAAAAATGCAAATGAAATTATCAACCGATACAACCGCAATGATATTCTTGATTCTTCTGGTGGACTTGATCCTGATGTACTGGCCGAAAAATGTCCAGACTTGAGAATCATTAAACTGGAAGTACCAGTATTTACAACTGGTAAGAAAAATAAAGTACCATTTACATCTGTACAGCAGATCTATAAGAATGGTCGTCCTGTTGATAACTGGATCTCTCGTGATGGTATTCATAATGGACAGGGAACCTCTTCTGAATATTATGGTGATTCTGGTCGAAATCTGGAACTTAACTGTAAGAATGGATTTACATTCGCAAATGATACAACTGCCGATGTTTATTCTATGGATGAAAATGCTATTGGAATCAACTATTTCAATGTCAAAGTAAATATTGCTTCTTCTGAGAATATCAATAATGCAGGTCTTCAAGGAGAATATCAGGAATTCAACCCATATATCCGTCCTGCTAGAAAGAAAGATCCTCGTGTACGTGATACTATGCAGTTCTATCCTTGTGTTGTATTCTTAAAAGAAACAGATGTAGATAATGCTGTAGAGTTCAAAGATGGTCAGTGGCACTTCTATGCTGCAGGTGATATTGGTAACAGTAAGAAGAATACAGTTGCACAGGGAATGGATCCAGAGAATCACAAAGAATTCATTGTTGAAGTGTCAAATAATACTGATCCTCAGTGCCGTTTCTTATCTGATGACTTATCAAATGAAGAATGGGGTGGAGATACTTCATTCGAAATGAGATATCAGAATCCAAATTGTACAAAAGAAGAAATTCAGGCTGGCAGACAGGCTTGGAACGATCTTTTGACTTGGGTTGTAAATGCTGATTCTGAAACATTTGTAAAAGAGTTTGAACAGCACTTTATTAAAGACTCATTACTCTTCTATTACTTATTTACCGAAAGACATACTATGGTAGATAACAGAGCAAAAAATACTTTCTGGCATACAGAAGATTTGGTTCACTGGGATTTATGTATGGATTATGATAACGATACTGCAATGGGTAATGATAATGAAGGTGGATTAACTCTTACTTACGGATATGAAGATACTGATACTATTGGAACAAAATCAGTCTTTAATGCATCTGATAGTAAAGTGTTCTGTTATATCAGAGATTACATGTTTGATGATCTGCAGAGTATGTTCCTTCAGATGGAGGCCAAACTTACATGGTCTGCAAACCGTATCTTAAATAAATTCGAAACTCTTCAGAATTATAAACCGGAACGTCTCTGGATCGCTGATATGAGAAGAAAGTATTTCAGACCTTACGAGGATAAAGGTACGACTTCTTATCTGGAAATGATGAACGGAAGCAAGAAACAGCAGAGACGACAGTTCCAGAAATATCAAGAGAAATATATTGCATCTAAATATGTAGGTTCTACTACTACCTCAGATGTAATCACAATCCGTGGTTACACTCCAACAAACTGGACTGGTGTAAAACCGGACGGTACATTCCATATTGTTCCTTATGCTGATTCTTATGTTGATGTAAGATTTGGTTCTAACCTTGTTCGTCAAAGAGCTAAGAGAGGTCAGACTTATACAGTCAAATCTCCTATTGCTGCTATGAACGATACAGAGGTCTATGTATATAATGCATCTTTGATGCAATCCATTGGTGATATTGCGCCATTCTATCCGGGATATACAAATTTCAATCAGGGTGTAAAAATGACAGACATTCTTATTGGTTCTGATGTTGAAGGATATCAGAATACAAATATGAATGATTTCTCAATCGGACAGAATGTTCTTCTGGAACGACTGAATCTTGAGAATCTGCCAAACCTGAAAAAGACAATCGACCTTTCTAACTGTAAAAATCTCGAAGAGTTTCTGGCAGAAGGATCTGGTATTACAGGTGTTATCTTTGCTCCTGGCGGAAAGATTGAAACTGCTCATCTTTCTGCCATCGCATCTCTTACCGGAAAGAACCTGTATAGATTGACCGATCTTACTATAGCAAGTTATGCAAATCTTACTACTCTGTCTCTTGATAACTGCAATACTTTGGATGCAAAAGACATTATCAATAAAGCTACTGGATTAACCAGAGTTCGTGTAACTGGCATCAATTGGGAACTGGACGATACTACTCTGCTTGACAGATTAGCAAAAATGACTGGTATTGATGATAACGGATATAACTCTGTACATTCTGTTCTTATAGGAACTGTACACATTCCTGTTATGAGACAGCAAAGGCTGGATGAATTCGCTGAATTATGGCCAGATTTAGAGATTACCTACGATTCAATTATCACTCAGTTCAAAGTAACATTCGTCAACGACGATGAAGAAAATACAGTTCTTGATATCCAGTACGTTGATAAAGGTGCAAATGCAGTTGATCCTATTACAAGAGAAATTGATCCGATTCCTACTCCTACCAAAGAAAGCACAATCAAACTTGATTATACATTCAAAGGCTGGGATGGATCTCTAACTGGAATCTTCGCTGACAGAACTATCAAAGCTGTATATGATAGCAAAGTACGTGAATATACAGTGAGATATGTTTCTAAAGGATTGACTCTACAGGAATCTACTGCTCCGTATGGTTCTTATGTAAAATATACAGGTGATACTCCGGTTTATACTGCTGAGGAATCTGCTTATAAATATAATCTATTCAAAGGATGGGATAAATCTGGATTCGTTGATGGTGAGAAAACTATCAATGCCGTATATGAGACTTGTGAATATATAGATGGATACTTTGATGATAAGGATCTGTCGAATATGACTCAGGTTGAGCTTTATACTCTGATGAAAATGGGGTTAGAAACAAAAGCTCTGTCTCTTAAAGATACATTAGACTTTAAGCTTGGTGTTGATTATTCCTATGGAGATATTGAAGAACATGAAGTAATCTCTGCTTCTACTAAGTTTGATGGAACAAATTATATTGACACTGGACTAAAAATCATGGAGAAAGATAGAGACTTTACTGTTGCTATCGACTTTGAATTTGATGCAGGAAATAATGTCAATGCTACTCTTGCTCAGTGCTTCCAGGGTGACGGTTCTAATGGATTTAGACTCTGGTATTCTCAGGAACCTCGTTTTTCATGGAATACTGATAGTATAACTCCATCTGCTGGAACAAACCGAGAGATTATTGTATTCCGTCATGAAGCAGGAAGTCAGAAACTGTATGTATACAATTCAAACATGACCGGAAAAGAAGTATCTACTACTACTCTCAACGCAATCAGAATCCCTGAGCATGATTCTACTCTCGTCTTCGGATGTTCTAAGGCTGACGATGGTGTTTATGAGAACTATGCAAAAGGTACTGTTCACTGGGCTAAGGTTTGGTATGCAGATCTTGGTGAAGAACAGTGTATGGATATTGCTGCATGGATTCATGAAGTGATTCCTATGGAAGTGGCTAAGTTTAAAGGATATTATTTATCTGATGTTGCTTCTAAGAGAGCAAATATCACATTTGTTGCTTCTAATCTACTTGGTACAGAAAAACCTTATAATAATAAGAGCACAAATGCAGGTGGATGGGCTGATTCTACATTAAATACATGGTTGAATACTCGTATGGTTAAGGCAATCTCTCCTTTATGGAAAGCGTTGATCAAACCAGTTAAAGTATATTCTTCTGTCGGTAACAAGTCTAATGACACTTCTGTATCTAATTGCAGATTCTATGTTCCATCTCTGTATGAAGTTGATCCTACTGCTACTTCTGAACCATATATTTCTGAAACAAATGCTCCTATTGCTTATTTCACAGATGATGATACCAGAAAGAAAGCAAAACCTTCTACTCCTGCAGAGTATGAATCTTATTGGACCAGATCTCCAAATGCTACAGTTGCAAACTGGCTGTATACGGTTAATGAATCTGGTGCAACATATGGATTCTCTTATCCAGGACAGAATTCTGGAATTTTACTTATGTTCTCAATTTCATGCGAGGGGTAAACATTCCCCTCTTATAAGGAGGATATCACATGTATTATAAAGTAATCAAAAATGATGAAGTCGTAGATGTCCTTAATCATATCCTGTATATCAAATATCAGGAAAAACATAGTCTGTTGCTTCTATGTGATATCACAGAAGCACAGGCTATTTTAAGTTCAGACGGAAAATATGGATGGCACATTGAAGGTCTCTATAATTTTCCTCTTGATAATGACATCTATGTAATAAAAGAAATTTCAAAATATGAATATGACAAATTGAAGAGGTGATCACAGCATGGCGTTAATTCCAACCTGGTATTCTGCATCAACTAAGCAAATTGCAGAAAAGGCTTTACAAAGAGGGGTGCTAAAATACCCAGGACTTTGTTACATACAAGACAGTAAGAGTATAGCGTGGGTGACCATCGACAACACATTAGAATATGTCAGAGGTGATAAACAGATTACAGATGTAAAATGCATCGGATCAAATCTTATGTTTTTCTCTGGAGATAAACTGCTTTTCTCTTATGACATATCTATGACTGACGAAGATAAAGGTCATATTATTGAAGAGGTCAAGAAAACAATCGGATTGGATAATTATGTCAAGTCTTCTGAGCTTTCTACTCTTTTAGATAATATAATCGGTAATCTTGAAGATAAGTCCACTGTTGTAGACTATATCAACAGCTTATCTTATAACAAATTATTTGACGTACCTATTGTAAATCTTATAGGTACACTTACTGTTCCTGTGAAGATATCATCACTCGATGATGGTATTTATAAAGTAAAAGGCCAATGTATCATTGGCGGAAACAATACTACTGTTCAATCTTCTGCAGACGATGTTCTGTATCTTGTATCTCATGATGCTGATACTTCCAGCACAACAATCACAAAAATGCAAGGAAAATCTATTACATTGTATTTCATTCAGCAAGATGGTGAATATACGACTGATCGTTATGTCACTGAAAGCTGGATTAATGAACAGAATTTTGCAAGTGCTGATTCTGTAAAAGAATATGTTTCAAATATCATTGAAGAAACTGTTCTGGATGTTTTAGATGAACATATTGACTCTGCTTTAGACCGAAAACTCGGAGGTATTGATTCCGAAGATTTAACAAATATATTTCAAGGAGGAAACTAATTATGGCAAAATTACAGTTCGCTACACTTTCTAATCTTCAGGAGTTTTTAAATCTGCATAACGTACAGATCGACTCTAAAATCAGTGAGGCTGTCAAAAACTCAATTAAAACAGTATCTCAGTCAGAAGACGGATACACACTTTATTTCTACACAAAAACTGCTCCAGTAACTATTGATGAAGCAGCATTTACTATTACTATTCCTCAGCCAACAGGAAAAGCTGACAAAGTAAAAGGTGCAGTAAAAGGTCATCTTGCAGGATTAGATGAAAATGGTAATCTGGTAGATTCTGGAAAGACTGTTGCAGATTTCGATGCTGCTGGCGCTGCTAACACAGCAAAAACAGAAGTAATGTCTTATGTTGGTACCATTCCTGCTGATGCAAAAGCTAAAAATGTAGTTGCTTATATCAAAGAAGCTGTTACTACTGGTCAGTATGATGATTCTGCATTAAAAGCAAGCGTTGCAGCTAATACAGCAGCTATTGGAACACTGAATGGCACTGGTGACGGATCAGTAAAGAAAGCTGTTGCAGATGCAGTCGCTAAAATCGTTGCAGATGCTCCAGAAGCATATGATACACTGAAAGAGATTTCTGATTGGATTTCTACACATACATCTGATGCTGCTACAATGAATTCTCAGATCAAAACAAATAAAGAGGATATCACAAAGCTGAAGACTCTTATCGGTACTCTTCCAGAATCTGCTACATCCAAAGATATTGTAAGCTATATTGCTGAGTATGTATCTAAAGCTCTCGCAGACTCTGATCTTTCTCAGTATGCAAAAGCTGCTGATCTTGAAGCTGCTGTAGGTAGAATTGATGCTCTTGAAAAGAAATTACCTACATTAGAAGCTGCTGATAAAAAGAATGCAGAAGATATTACTGCTGTTAAAGGCAGAATGGATACAGCAGAAGGCAAAATTACTGCTGTAGAAAAAGATCTTGCTACTGAAAAACCGAAGATTGCTAAGAACACATCTGATATCACCGCTCTTAAGGGGCTTGTTGGAGATGGATATGAAGCAATTCCAAGTGCGTCTATCAAAGGTTTATTTACTGCGTAAAAATACAATTGATTTTATTGGGAGGAGAGCTGCAATGCTCTCCTTCTATTTTAAAAATAAAAATGGAAGGATGTGACTAATGCAAAATGAAAGAACAATTTCTTAATCTCACTGGATTAACAGAACTGGTTGGTTATTTGAAGACAAGTATAGCTAATCATAAAGAAATACTTCCATATGCTTCCAATAAGTTATTTCCGTCTGTTGGAGATATAAATACTATTTATATAAATACTGCTACGAATACTATTTATCGTTGGGATAGCTCAAGCAAAACTTATATTACTCTAGCAAAAGCCGTAAAGTCTGTTGCTATCTCAGAAAGTACTGAAAACGGAAAAATCACACTCACTGTAGATGGTAATAAAACTACTGTTCCTGTTCACGGATTAGGATCTGCTGCATATACAAATTCAAGTGCTTACTCTCCTGCCGGGCATACTCATACAAAAGCTCAGGTAGGGCTTGGCAATGTAGATAATACTGCCGATGCAAATAAGAGTGTAAAACATGCAACTACTGCTGATAGTGCAACTACTGCAGGAACAGCTACAAATGTATCCGCTGGAGAAGGTACGGATGACGCAGCTAGACATGTTTGGTTTTCTGACTCTGCTACAGAGACAAAGCGAGCATACAGCGATAAGTTTAAATATAATCCTGTCACTAATAATCTGACTGTAAATGTTACAGGAAATGCTGCAACTGCAAGTAGTGTCGCATGGGGGAATGTTACAGGGAAACCTTCTACTTATGCTCCTTCTGCGCATAATCATGATGATTCAACTATTACTTCTCTTAATGCAAGTAAGCTCTTTGGAACGATTGACATAGCAAGACTTCCACATGGAGCATTAGAAAGATGTGTAATTGTTGCAGATGATACTGCGAGATTTGCTCTTACTACTGCTAAAATTCAACTTGGTGATACAGTCAAAGTAAATAAGACTCAGAAAATGTATTTTGTTATTGATGATAGTAAATTGAATTCTGAGGCTGGTTATACAGTTTATACTGCAGGATCTGCTACTTCTGTACCTTGGTCAGGTATAACAGGAAAACCAAGCACATACACTCCAAGTGTTCATTCTCATAAAATGACAGATATATCAGATTGGGGAAGTTATATATATGATGTACATGCATCACGTACCGCAAACACAGTATTGGCTGCACCAAACGGAAGTAATGGATCTGCAACATTTAGAAAGTTAGTCGCAGCAGATATTCCATCAATCACTAAAAGTAAAATCAGTGATTTTCCAAGTAGTTTGCCAGCTTCAGACGTATATGCATGGGCTAAAGCTTCTACAAAACCAAGTTATACAAAAGCTGAGGTAGGGTTAGGAAGTGTTGATAATACAGCAGACTCTGCAAAAAGCGTTAAATACGCTACTTCTGCTGGAAGTGCAAATGCGGTTGCTTGGGCGAATGTAAGTGGTAAACCCTCAATTACAGGAAAACAAACCCGTACATTGACTGCATCTGGACCAAGTGGTTGGAAAGATGCTGCCACAGATCAGGGATTTGTACCAGATATGGCATTTATGGCATATTGGAACGGTGCATACAGCGGAAGCTCTTCTAATCTTGCATACTGCAATCGAGGTGCATTCGGTACAATCGTCACAAAAAATGCCGGGGATTATGCTACAGCATCCCATACACATCATTATGCGGGATCTAGCTCAGCTGGTGGTGCTGCTACATCTGCAAATAAACTGGCTACCGCTAGAACTGTATCTGGTGGAACTGATGTTACATTAAGTTTTAACTACGATGGTAGTGGTAACTCCTCTGCAAACATTGGATTTTATAGTTCGTCTGCGAGTGTTGGTAATACAAATAACTATCCATTCCATCGATTTGCAAAACTTGATACGATCACTGGAAGTTATATCGACAAATCAACCACGTTCTTTATTTCACAAGATTACAGTGGTGGTGGATTCGGTATTGTACGAATTACATTACGTACGAATGATAGTAAAACGGTATCTTCTGTTGAAGTAAAATGGCTCGTACGAAGCGGATTAAATGCAGACAGTGTACAAGTTGGACTGTATAACGTATATGGAAAGACATATGCAGATGCATTCTTTAAAACTAATGGTAGTTACGCAGGTACATATTTCCGTGCGATTGCAAGTGGTGCACGTGGAGGAGCTAGCAGGACTTGGGTAATGGTTAGCTCTTCTGAAACGAATGGAACTACCACATCCGATCCAAAAACATCCACTGAATGTTATGTTAGTATTGCAGCAGCCGCCACAAAACTTCATAATCAGGCATACAGCTCTACAATTTCTGGTACAGACACCGGTACAGCATCTTATGCAAATAGTGCGGGTTCTGTAGCATGGGCTAACGTAACAGGAAGACCGTCTTCTATGCCTGCAAGTGATGTATATGCATGGGCGAAGGCAAGCAGCAAACCAAGTTATAGTTGGGGAGAAATTACTGGAAAACCATCTACTTTTACGCCTGCTTCACATTCTCATAATTATGCTGGATCATCTTCAGCTGGAGGAAATGCTAATGCAGCTGTTAAGTTGGCGACAGCAAGAAAAATTGGTAATGCTTCATTCGATGGTACTGCTGATATTACCTTATCTCAGATGGGACTTAATGTTCCTGTTGAAATTACAAAAGCTAACTATCTTGCAAAAAAGAAAGCTGGAACTTTAAATGCAAATACCTATTACAATGTTATTGATGAATATGATTCTGCAAATGTTATTAACGACTCATCTGTAACAACCAACAGTGCATTTTCAAGTACTAAATCGGAAAAAACATATGCAAAGAAAAGCGCTATAATTAATACTACACTCACAGCTAGTAAATGGACTGGCTCCTCTGCCCCGTATACATATGTATTACCTGTATCTGGTGCAACTACTTCAAATATAGTAGAAATTAATTATGCTTCTAATGCATCATCTCAAGCAATAGAGGCATATCAGAACGCTATGTTAGCAGATGGAGGACAGACTACAAATCAGATTACTATAAAAGCAACCGAGAAACCAACTGTAGATATTCCTATTACTATTGTTATAAGAAATGATTTATAAAAAGGAGGCGATAACATGGCAATTTACAAAGGTGAACAATGTCTTGCCGGAGTTGGTAAGAACGCAACTATTAAAATTGGGACTGCTAAAACAGGTACTTCGGCTGCAGTAACCAATTCTGGTACAGATACAGATGCAATATTAAATTTTACACTGCCCAAAGGTGATCAGGGAGTTGGAATTTCAAGTGTTATCCCTCATTATCTTGCAAGTCCTAAATCACAGGGAGTAACCAGATCAACTACTGGATGGGCGACTTCCGCTCAGGTTATGACATCTACAAACAAATATTTGTGGTGCTATCATGAATTTGTTTTATCAAATAATAATCATCTGTATACAGATGCAACCGTTATAGGTGTTTATGGAGATAAAGGTGATCCGGGCACAACTGATTACAATGGATTGCAGAATAAACCGGTCGTTAATGGAGCTGTAACTGCTTATCAGTCAGATATTATGAAATCTCAGTTGAGAAATGTGACATTCTCTACTGAAGAACCTAAGACAACTGATGGTAAACCTGGTGATATGTGGGTGGTGTATGGCGATGAGTAATATTAAAACTGGTGATATTTTAAACTTTGATTATACTGGTACTGTCCAAACTGTAACACTTCCTAAAGGTACATATAAGTTGGAGTGTTGGGGTGCTCAAGGAGGATACAGTTCTTCTAATTCAGGAATAGAGGTTGGTATGGGCGGAAAAGGTGGATACTCCGCTGGAACTATTACACTAAACCAAAAAACACTTATATATATTTATACTGGTGGAGTTGGTAGCATAAGTGGCAACGGTAAAGCAGATGGTGGATTTCCCAATGGTGGTTCATCTTGGGCTTCCAGCACAAGCGAAGGTGCTGGTGGAGGCGGCGGATCATCCGATATCCGTATTGGTACCGATTCATTGTATGCTCGTGTTATCGTAGCTGGAGGTGGCGGAGGTGGCGGAGAAGACAACGAAACTGGCGGATATGGTGGCGGTGAAACTGGCGGAACTTCAGGTTCTGGAACACCTGGTAGTCAAACTGCTCCAAGTGGATATTTTGGAATCGGCGGTCATACTTCCTATGATGGTGGAGGTGGTGGCGGTGGATGGTATGGTGCTTATCCAGCCGGTGGTCAAACAACTCCAGCTACCGGTAGCAGTGGAAGTGACACATCTGGCTCTCCTGGAGGATCTGGTTACGTTTATACTTCTGCTACAGCCTCTAATTACCCGTCAGGTTGTTTATTAAACTCTTCTTATTACTTGTCTGCTGCTAAAACCATAGCAGGTAACACTTCTTTTACATCTCCCACAGGCTCATCTGAAACCGGACACTCTGGTAACGGGTATTGTCGAATTACTGTTATTGAATGTAAGAACGTTGCGCTATATACCAGAATAAATAATTCAATGAAAAAAGCTACTGCTTTCTATTTCAAATTAAATAACAACAAAATGTACGGTGTTGGTTCTGCTAATTCTAATAGTTCTGTTATGAATTTTGATTATACTGGTTCGGTTCAGACTACTACATTGACTCCTGGTACATATAAACTTGAATGCTGGGGAGCAGAAGGCGGAATCGGCAATGGAGGCACTGGAGGTTTAGGAGGATATTCTAAAGGTGAATTATTAGTAACTCAAAATTTAACTTTGTATATGTATATAGGGTCAAAAGGATATTCTAAAGTAGAAACTGTTGTTTTTAACGGAGGAGGTTTAGCTGAAGCTAGTTCCAATTACAATTCAGGCTCCGGCGGCGGAGCTACTGATATTTCGTTGAAAAAAGATTCTTGGGATAGCACAAACCACTTTTATAGTCGTTTAATTGTTGCAGGTGGTGGTGGCGGCGGCGCAGGTGCTAGTGGCTCTGGATATAATGGTGCATATGGCGGCGGAGAAGTTGGCGGTGGAGTTTCTATATCCCATAGCGCATATGATACTGTCTCAGGTGGAACACAAACAACCGCAGGTATGAGTTCTGCTACTAATACAGGTTTAACTGGTGGAAGTTTTGGTAAAGGTGGTACTTATCAAGGCGGAGGCAACGAATCTGGTGGCGGTGGCGGCGGTGGCTGGTATGGAGGTGGTGCCGGTAACTATGGAACCGCTGGTGCTGGTGGATCTGGATATGTCTATACTTCTTCTACTGCTAAAAACTATCCATCAGGTTGTTTATTAAATTCTTCATATTACCTTTCTAATGCTCAAACCATTGCTGGCAACCAATCATTCCCTTCGCCAACAGGTGGTACAGAAACAGGCCATTCAGGTAATGGCTATGTAAGAATCACTAAATTAACAAATATAATATATCTTACTCATGCTAAGAACGACATAATGGATTTTAATTATACAGGTTCAGTACAATCTAAAACTCTAAAACCAGGTACGTATACAATAGAATGCTGGGGTGGTCAAGGAGGAACTTATAGTGGTTGCATTGGCGGATATGGTGGTTACTCCAAAGGCACAATTACTCTTACTAAAACGACTACTGTTTATGTATCTGTTGGTGGAGCTGGATCTTCCTCTTCTACTGCTGCAGGATTCAATGGTGGAGGAACTGGTATTTCTTCTGGTAGAGGTGGTGGAGGAGCTACAGATGTTCGTATAGGTCAAAATTCTCTATATTCAAGAGTTATCGTAGCCGGAGGTGGCGGCGGAGCTGGTGTAACAAGTGCCAATGCTAATCCTTGTGGTTGTGGCGGTGGAGAATATGGTGGAGATGGCTATTATAATAATACCACTGGTTCCTATACTACTGGTCAAAACAGATCTGGTGGTAGCGCTTCTCAAACTGCAGGTGGAATAACTTGGAATACAGGCGCTCAGGCTACTTTTGGTCAAGGCGGAAATGCTTCTGGCTACTCTTGTGGAGGAGGTGGTGGCGGCTGGTACGGTGGAGGCGGTGCATATGATAGTGACTCTGACTCTGATGGACGTTGGGGTGGAGGTGGATCTGGATATGTTTATACCTCTTCTACAGCTAAAAATTATCCTAACGGATGCCTACTCAATTCCACTTATTATTTAACGAATGCTCAAACAATAGCCGGAAACACTTCTTTCACTTCTCCTACAGGATCAGCAGAAACTGGACATACAGGTAACGGATTCTGCAGAATTACAAATTTGAACCCAACACAATATGGATTATACGTAAAAACTAACTCAGGTTGGAAACACATAGATTTATAAAAGGAGGGCTTAACTATGCCAATTATATTTCATGGAACAGGTAGTGGCGGCTCTGCTAAAAAACTAAAAACCGCACGAACTATTAATGGTACAAATTTTGATGGTACAACTAATATTACTACAGCTAATTGGGGAACAACAAGAACTGTTACTGTAGGAAATACAAGTAAATCTGTAAATGGTTCTGGAAATGTAAGCTGGTCGTTAGCTGAAATAGGTATTCATCTTTCAACAACGGAACCTGCAGCTAGTGACGGAAAAAATGGAGATATTTGGATTACTTATGAATAAAAGACTGAAAGGAAGGTGAGGCTTATGGCTTGTAGTAATGGATGTGGAACTTCTTGTTCTACTGACTGCACTCATTCATCATCTGGTGGATGTGGTGGTTCTTGTGGTGGTTCTTGCTCTACTAACTGTACTGGTGGATGTTCTGGATATTGTGATGGAACTTGTAAGGGAGGTTCAGGAAGTACTTGTTCTGACTGTACTGCCAAATGTGCTAATGACTGTACCGGAGCTTGTACAAATGCTTGTGTAACCGGATGCACTGGCTGTGGGAACAACTGTGATGGAGACTGTACAAGCGCCTGTGCTCAAAGGTGCTCTAATGATTGCAATGCTGCATGTACTGCTACTTGTGCTTATGATTGCGAACATACTTGCACTGCTTCTTGTGCCAACGACTGCACCAGTTGTGGTGGATCTTGCTCAAGTAATTGCTCAGGAAATTGTGATTCCGGTTGTTATACTGGTTGTTATGGTTGTGATTCTACCTGTTCTGGTGGTTGTTCTGGCACTTGTAATACTACTTGCACTACCACTTGCGCCAATGACTGCACTGGCGGGTGCAAAGGAACCTGTACAGGTGGATGTGGTGGTTCTTGTGATAATTCATGCGGCTTTTCTTGTGAAGCTTCATGTGATAACAATTGTACTGCTGTTTGTTCTGTATCTTCTGTGTATGGTGAAAACTCAGAGAAGAGTGTATTGAATTTTGCTTATACAGGTAAAGCTCAATCTGTAACCCTTGAGCCTGGAAAATATGTTCTTGAATGCTGGGGAGCACAGGGAGGTTATCGTTCTAATTCTAGTTATGGTGGAAAAGGTGGCTATTCTACAGGGACTTTAACATTGACTCAAAAAACTACTATATACATATATGTCGGTGGATCTGGAAATTCTGTTACATCAGCATCAAATTCAATCTATCCCGGAGGTTTCAATGGTGGTGGATATAGATACAATTATAAAGGTGGTGGTGGCGCTACTGATATTCGTATTGGAAGTGCTTCTTTATATGCCCGTGTTATCGTTGCAGGTGGCGGTGGTTCTGATGGTAGTCCTAATTATAGTGGTGGGTATGCAGGTGGTGTATCTGGTACTAGGGGAAATTTTGGATGTGGTTTATATGGATATGGTGGATCTCAAACTGCTTCATATTCATCTTTAAGTGCTATTAATTCACAAGGCACCACAAATTCTTCTTCTAACTGTGCTGCTGGTTTTGGTTTCGGTGGTTTTGGATGTTATTACGCTTCAGGTTACGGTGGAGCCGGTGGCGGAGGATGGTACGGTGGACAAGGTACTTATCCTGATGGTTCTGGAGATGATGATGGCGGTGGCGGAGGTGGATCTGGTTACGTTTATACTTCCTCTTCTGCTTCTAACTATCCTCAAGGCTGTCTCCTAAATTCATCTTACTATCTTTCTGATGCTTCTAATTTATCTGGCAATGAATCTTTCAAATCTCCTTCTGGTGCTACAGAAACTGGTCATTCTGATAATGGCTATTGTAGGATTACCTGTTATGTCAAAAAGAAAACTCTACATTGTAAAATGAACAATGAAATTAAAAAAGCAGCTCCAGTATTTATGAAAATGAACAATAAAATTTATGATGCTGGCGCTAATGCTGTAATGGATTTTGCTTATACAGGAACAGCTCAAGCTATATCACTTCCAAGAGGAAAATATATTATAGAATGCTGGGGCGCTCAAGGCGGTTCATATAGTAGTTATTATGGTGGTGCTGGAGGATATTCTGTCGGAACCATAACTCTAACTAAAAATTCTACGGATTTATATATTTATGTTGGTGGACAACCAGAAGCTACAACTTCAACAGGTGAAACACCTGGTGGATTTAACGGAGGAGGAAAAGGTTGTTCAAGAACTTATAATTATAGTAGTTATGGACAAGGTGGCGGCGGTGCAACCGATGTTCGTATAGGAAAAAATGATCTTTATGCTAGAGTTATTGTCGCTGGTGGCGGCGGAGGTTCATCATCAGAAAATTCGCTTACAACAAAATATGGCGGTGGAACTACTGGTGGTTCTTCTGCTTCTGGATATGGAGCTACACAAACTGCTGCAGGTACAAATGGTTCGTTTGGTCAAGGTGGTTCTGCAACAACTTCTGGAACTAATTATAATTATGGTTCCGGCGGTGGTGGAGGTGGATGGTATGGTGGTGGTGCATGTTCTGATTATAGTGACAGCACTAACTACCGAGGCTATAATGGCGGAGGTTCAGGATATGTTTACACTTCAGCTACTGCTGCTAATTATCCAAGTGGTAATTATGTAAATTCTTCTTACTACCTTACCAATGCGCAAACTATAGCAGGAAATCAATCATTTAAATCACCTGATGGAACAAATGAAACAGGCCATACCGGAAATGGTTTCTGTCGAATCACCCGTAAATCAGGAAAAATATTTGTAAAACAAAACGGTTCATGGATCAAAGTATAACACTTTGGTCCATATTTAAATTACGAGGAGGAATTGTTATGAAACTTATTTTTAAAGACGGACAAGAATTAGTTATTACTCGTGCTAACGATACATATTCATATGAAGGATATAAAGATGGGTTAGGAAATGATATGAACAAAAATATTGTAGCTACTATTTCTATCTTCAATTCTGATAAATCTTTAAACACTATTAAGGATATGATTACTGATGACAATAGAACAGGTTTTAAAATTATTTATGGGAATACCCAGAAAGATTATACTGGAATGAAAATTGAAAGTATTTCAGAAGAAATCTCCAATGAAAGAAGTGTTATTAATATCTCATTAGCTACAGATAAAACCATAGCTCCTACTGAGACCACTGGAACAACAACAGAAAAAACTAAAGAAGAAACTAAAGAAAAAACGGAAACAGCTTCTGATAAATAATTAAGAATGAAAGGAATATAAGGATATGAGAAAAATAATCGTAAAGGTTGATAAAGAAAAAGCTACAGAGCTTGAAAGAGTTAATTTTGAATTAAACTTCGTAAAAGACATTGTACAGAGAGTTATTGAATCACATCCAAGCGATTTAGAACTCATCAATGGAGATACTCTTATGTCTTACAATAAACGTGGTGCAGAATTACAGAGAAAGTATGCTGCTCTTGCAAATGAGATGGAAAAGGAATACATCCCAGAATACCTCGAAGGTCATCAGTATAGTTGGATTATTCCAAATAATTCTGATGAAATGACTATTACTATTAAATGTAATTGTGAGATTCCAGAATTAGAGGGAATAGCATGAAAAGGACAGAACAATATTCGGATCAGATAGCTAGACTTTATCCATCTAAGAAGGTAAAAACCGATGACGGACAAAGAATATTAACACAGAGTATCACTTTTCAAGTAACTGATGATTGTAACCTTGCATGTAGTTATTGCCTTAGTGGAGATACAAAAATCCGTATGGCAGATTATTCGTTAAAATCAATCAAAGATATTCAGTTGGGAGATAAAGTGTTAGGATTTGAGGAATATCCTCAAAAAGGGAAACAGACTAAGGTAATTGTTTCAGACGTAGAGAAATTATATTGTCATGAAGCATCAACTATCGAGTTAACATTTAATGACGGACAAATTCTTAATATTACTCCTAATCATAAAATTTTAGTTCGAAGAAATTCTTATGATAATAGATATGACTATGTTGAAGCTGGTAAACTAAATATAGGCAGTGAAGTGTATTACCTCCCTATTATTGATTCAAAATTACATATAGAAGAGCCGATACATGACATAAATTATAAAATAGGATACCTTATTGCAATGATTAAAGGTGACGGTTCATTAAAACATTATAATCGAAAGTCTGATGGTTGTGATGTATTCAAGTTTAGAATAGCTGTAAAAGATACGGAAATAATCGAACGTTGTAAGAAGTATCTTGATGATTTAGATATTCCGGTTTATTTGAAACCGTATAATGTATCTAAAAAATACGATATATGGAACGATGCTATTTTTGCAAATACAAGATACGTATATAATAAATTAAATCAATTAATTAGCGATAATTTCTCTCAAAATACTTCTCTTTCATATTATCAAGGATATCTTGCAGGATTTTACGATGCTGAAGGTCATATTTCAAAAGAACGTGTTATCAGAATTTGCAATACAGATATTAAGATGATTAATGAGGCTACCTTAGGATTGGATTTGTTAAAGATTCCATACATAATCGAAGTTGATGCAAAAGGAACTGTGAATAAACCATTAAAATACAATATTCGAATAACTGATAACTTAAATTCTACATCTACATATCGTTTTATCAAATCTGTTCATCCAGCAATAAAAAGAAAATCTTTTGATAATTTCCTTAATTATTCTCCATTAAAAAAGACTAAAATTATAGATATAAAAAAAAATCCTATTAGTACTACGGTATATAACATAGGAACTTCATCTCGTACTTATATCGCAAACACTATTGCTGTACATAATTGTTACCAAGGACATAAAGGAAAAAATCGAATGTCGTTTGAAACAGCTAAGAAATTCTTTGATTTAGTTGTATCAGGTGAAAAAGGTTTTAAATCTTATATCAATCCAGAGAAATCTCCTGGATTGGTTGTAGATTTCATTGGAGGAGAACCCTTTCTTGAGATAGAGCTTATAGATCAAATCTGTACTTATATTATGGATAAACTCATAGAGTTGGATCATCCTTGGGCCATGAAAACTATGTTCTCTATTTGTTCAAATGGTGTTTTATACAGGGACGAAAAAGTACAAGCATTTCTTCGTAAATGGGCCAATAGATTATCTTTCTCAGTTACTATTGATGGGAATAAAGAATTACATGATTCCTGCCGAGTTTTTCCAGATGGTGGTCCAAGTTATGACATAGCTGTCGATGCTGCGTCAGATTGGATGAAACGTGGGAATCATATGGGAAGCAAGATCACAATTGCTCCAGGTAATATCAGCTTCTTATATGATGCTATTAAGCATATGGTTGATCTTGGGTATGATGAAATTAATGCTAACTGTGTATATGAAAAGGGTTGGACACCTGTACATGCAACTGTTCTTTACGATCAAATGAAACGCATATCTGATTATTTCTTGGAACAGAATTTTGATTTTGAACGTGATTTCTTCTGTTCCCTTTATAATGAAGATTTCTTTCATCCTAAAGATCCTGATGATTTACAAAGCTGGTGCGGAGGCGTTGGTAATTCAATGATTGCTTGCGATCCTCAAGGTCGCATATTTCCATGTATCAGATACATGGAATCTTCTCTTAATGGAGAGCAAGAACCGTACTCTATTGGTGATGTAGATAATGGTATAGGATGCACAGAATGTTATAAATGTAGAATTAATTGTATGGCAAAAATAGATAGAAGGACACAGAGTACAGATGAATGTTTCTATTGTCCTATAGCTGCAGGATGTTCTAATTGTTCTGGTTATGATTATCAAGTGAATGGTACTCCTGACTCAAAAGCTACTTATATATGTGTTATGCATAAAGCTCGTGCTCTTGGGAACCTGTATTTCTGGAATAAGTATTATAGAAAAAATAATATGAATAAACGAATGAAAAACTATGTGCCAGATGAATGGGCACTTGAGATTATTTCTGAATCAGAACTTAATATGTTAAAAGAACTTGAAAGAGAGGATTAAAAGCCTCTCTTTTTTATTGACTAAAAGGAGGCTTGATATTATGGCAGAAATCAAAGGTATTGATGTTTCCAGATGGAATGGAAAAATCGACTGGAAAACCGTTGCTAATTATGGAATGGGCTTCGCTATCCTACGAATCACAGAAAAAGGAAATATTGTTGATAGCACATTCGAACCTAATTATAAAGGCTGTATTGAGAATAAGATTCCTGTTGGAGTCTATAAATATAGCTATGCTACTACTATTGCTCAGATTGAAGATGAAGCAAATGTAGTTATTAAAACATTGAATAAAAGAAAACTGAATTATCATGTGTTTCTTGATATAGAGGATAAATGTCAGGAGAATTTATCTGACAATTTAATGATGAAAATGATCGAAGCTTTTAGAGCTATTATTGTCAAAGCTGGATATAAATTTGGTATTTATTGTGGTTATTCTTGGTATCAGAATCAGTTACCAGAAGGTGCGAAAAAGTACGATTGCTGGGTTGCTCGATATCCTAATAATGATACCGGTGAATTACAGGAAAGATTAAGAGTTCCTGCTTCTACTGGTGTTATTGGATGGCAATACTCTAGTAAGGCAACCATTCCTGGTATTCCAACAAAAACCGATCGAAGTGTATTCTATAAAGACTATTCTAAATCTTCTACTACTTCTACAAACTCTCCCAAACCAACAACTACACAAGGAAGTGATGCTATGAACAAAGAAAAGGCTATTGATGCTCTTATTGCTTGCGCTGAAAATGAGGTTGGATATTTAGAAAAGAAATCTAATTCTCAACTTGATGATAAAACTGCAAATGCAGGTTACAATAACTACACTAAATACTGGAGAGACGTATATCCTCAGTATCAGGCACAAGCTTGGTGCGCTGCATTTGTGAGCTGGTGTATGATGAAAACATTCGGTCTTGATGTAGCTAAAAAACTCCTTAAACATTGGCCTTATGTATACTGTCCTACTCTTGGAAATCTCTTTACAAAGTATGCAAATCCACAGCGAGGAGACATTGTAATCTTCTATCGTAACGGTACTTTTGCACATACAGGAATTGTCACAAAAGTTGAAGGTGATAAGTTTTATACTATTGAAGGGAATACTTCAGCTGGCTCTACTGTTGTTCCAAATGGTGGAGGAGTTTTTGCTAAATCTTATTACAATTCTAATCTTCCAGGCACTAAATTCTGTCGTCCAGACTATTCTATTGTCAAATCTATCCTGACATCTAATACCTCTTCTACGCCATCTCCTGCGCCCGTACAGCCATCCTATATAGCATGGGTAGGTTCTTGTACAGCTAATGGAACAGATGTATTCTCAGGCGCTACAGGAGCTTCTAAGTTAAGTACATATCCTAAACTTAATGCAGGTAATCTTGTGGATATCATCGGTGAATCTGGTACAAGATATCAGGTTCGTATCGCTGCAAAATATATAGGGTATGTAGAAAAATCTAACATTAAAAATCCTAATACTCCTGCTGCAACAACTACAAAAAAATATCCATTTGTAGGAAAAGTAACTGCAAGTAAATTGAATGTTCGCAAAAAACCCGGTACTGAACATCCGTTACTTCCAGAGTATCCGATGTTAAATAAAGACAATCTTATTAATGTCCTCGGAGTTACAAAAGATACTAAAGGTGACAGATGGTACAAAGTATCAATCACTAAAAAAGAATATGTTGGCTATGTATCAGCCAAATATATCATTAAGGCATAAGGAGGTACGTCATGGGTATTGAACAGATACAGAAAATCCATGAGTTTGGTGAGATCAATGTGATCATATCTTTACTTCTTTGTGCAATGCTTGTTATAGCTTTAAAAGCTGGATGGGAGAAACTTCTTGATGTTCTTGGTCTCGAAACAAAAGCATCTCTACAGAAGAAAGCTTTAGAGAAGAAGTTGTCTGATATGGAACAGAAAATTGCTGATTTTGAGCAGTCTCAGCATAATTATCATGATCAGTCCATTAATATCAGAGATGATCTGAGAACAAATCAAAATACTCTGAGCACACAGCTTACTGATCTTACAACTTTGATGCAGAACTTTATAACTAATCAAGATGAGTGTACTGTAGCATCATTTAGAAGTTCTCTCTGGAGAATGCATAGAGACTTTATGGCACAAGGATACATCACACCAGATGGATTAAAGACATTCCTAGAGATGGGAAAGCTTTATGAAAAGGCTGGTGGAAATGATATTTATCATGAGAAATTACTTCCAGATATTGAATCTCTGGAAGTCAGATATACAAAAGACAGTGTACTATAATTTATGGGTAGTCAGGCATTATGCTTGGCTACCCATTTTTTTACTTTGATTCTTTATCAAGCATATTCCGAACGTCTTCTACAGAAAGTCCTTTTTCTCGAAGTAATTTGGCAAGATCTTTCATAGATTGTTCTTCTTTTGCGGCTGCTTCTTTCTTCTCTGCTGTAACAAGATCTTTAGAAAGATTCTTTTTCTGCACTCTTAAGCCTTTAATATCTTCTGTAAGCTTAGTAATTTGTTCTTCTATAGATGCAATTTGTGATTTAATTTCTTCTGATGTGAACTCTACTTTTCTTACTCTTGCCATTTTTAACGACCTCTTTTCTATTTGATAAGGGTGAAATAAGGGTGAAGTTTTTTAAGAAGTGCTTGTTTTATAAGGCTTTAAGTCGGTTTTTCATAGGTACCGGAAACCACTGCTCTATCCACTGAGCTACAGGCGCGTATCTTGAAAATCAATCTTTTGAACCCCTT